ATGAAACCGCTAGAAATAATCAATACAAATTTAACGATAATTAATGGTTCTATTGGTGGTAAGAATGGTAACACAGCATCTCTTATAAAGAAGATCAAAAGAAAAATATTTAAAATAGATCCAAATATAAAAATAAAAATACTTCATCTTCATTCTAATTTTGATTGGCCAAAAGTTAGAAATGTCATAAAAGATAGTAATGCTTTAATTTTTTGTACTGGAACTTATTGGGATAGCTGGGGAAGTCCAATGCAACAACTTTTTGAAAAAATGACAGAGATAGAAGGCAAACAGCATCTCCTTGGTAAGCCAGCAGGAGTTATTGTGACAATGCATTCTGTAGGAGGAAAAGAGGTTGCCTCAAGGATGCAAGGAGTTCTGTGCTCAATGGGTTGTGTGTTGCCACCATTTTCAGCTTTTGCTTATAGTTATTCGGATCATATCGCTCATCAGTCTAGATTTTTAGGAAAGAAATTGCTAGATGATGTTTGGCATATTGAAGATCTGTCCGCATTTTTATTTAATATAATAACTTATTCAAAAGGCGAAAAGAATTGGAAGGTTTGGGATTATTTAGACACAAACGCTTATAATCCCACTTCCGTTTGGTTAAAATAATTTTGGCTAAAATCATTTGGAACGATGGCTGAGTGGTCTAAAGCAGAAGTTTACTAAACTTCCGATGGTTAACTCCATCCGTGGGTTCAAATCCTACTCGTTCCGAGAATATCATATTTGCTAACAGAAAAATGCCAAATATATAAGAAAATTTTTTTGATAAACGCATATGTCATATATATAATACATAATATGAAAAACATCAAAAACACAATATTAAGTCTCCTTCTAATCTCCGCTTCTTTTGCTTTCGCCGACTCTGGCGTATCTGATCAATCCACACCAGTAGCAGATGGCTTTTTAGCCGCAGGAGATGTTGCTCTTGTTCGTCCAGTTTCAACCGCAGTAACCATTGGAGCTTTTGGTATTTTTGTTGTTATTGCTCCATTTACCGAAATGGCAGGATGCACAGAGGAAACATACGAAGGTTTAGTTGAAAGCGTTGGAAAGTTTTCTTTTGATCGTGATCTTGGCGATTTCAAAAAGTAATATTTACTAACGATATTCTTGCAAATATATCTCTATTTGCGAATCAAATTATGCCAAATAATAAACCCTATTTGCTAACAGAAAAATGCCAAATAAAAGGTCGTATTTATGAACGAAAAAATGCCAAATAAGGGAGCTGGAAAAGGAAGCAAACCAAGAAATTGTTTCTCTGATAGTTTTAAAAATAACTACGATAGCATAGATTGGAAAATTAAAAAAGATAAAGTGCTGATTAAAAAGGAATTAAAAAACAAAGATGGTTCAGTTAGATATATTTACGAATAATATATAGACCCTTGACAGAGTTAGCAAAGAGTAGTATTCTTATAGTATGAGAAAAGGAGTATGTTGTATCGTTTCAAGTTTAGCTGAACAAGATGAGCCTATCAAGTTCAATACTATGACTTATTCTAGATTCTCTACTATGGATAGAAAAGAAGCTCTTTCTACTCTATCTTCTAGAATATTAAATAATATGACTACCACATATCAATACATAAAGTATTGTGCTGACCATAATCATACTTACAGAATCTCCTCTGATTTATTTCCTCTTATTACTTATGATAAAGCTAATGTATCATTACAAGATTTACCAGATTATAATAAAATATTAGTATCATTTGATAGTATCAAGAACCTTATTCAATCTAAAAATGTTAGAGTATCTTGTCATCCTAGCGAATTTAATGTTCTTGCTAGTGATAATGAAAATGCAATCACCAAAACAATCAAAGAATTAAATCATTATGGTTGGTTTATGACTCAGATTGGTTGTCCTCTTAATTACGATTCTCCTATGAATATGCACATACATAATTCCAAGGGGAATTTAAATGATATAGTTAAAAAGTTTATGAGTAATTTCAATAAGCTAACTGATGATGTAAGGTCTAGATTGGTTATAGAAAATGATGATAAAGATACTTGCTGGTCAGTTAAGAAGCTAATGAGGCATTTCCACTCGATTTCTAATATTCCTATTACCTTTGATTATCTTCATCATAAATGTCATCCAGATAGCTTAACAGAAGAAGAAGCATTTCATCTCTCACGAATTACTTGGGGCAATCATACTCCACTATTTCATTACTCTGAGAGTATAGATGGTCATAAGAATCCACGAAAACACGCAGACTACGCAAAGTTCTTGCCAAATACTTATGGTTATGATAATATAGATGTTGAATTTGAATTAAAAATGAAAGAAAAATCATTTGCAAATTTATGAAAATTTCTAAAAAAATCATTAATAAAATCAATAAAAGAATAACAACAGATTTAAAGAAAGACCCATTTTTTGCCTTCTGCGAGAAAGAAAATCTTAATAAATACCAAGAAGAATTTGAAAAAAGAGTGTGCAAAGAGATAGAATATATAAAACAATCCAGAATAGGAAAAATAATAAATATTAACAATGTTAAATTAAATTCTTATATGGATGAAGTCAACCCGAATATCAAAGATAACTGGACTAGAAAATTCATAGCTACTAAAAAAATATTAAAGGATAAAAAAAATGTTAATAAATTTAACCAAACAAGAAGTTACTTTCGCTAAAAAATTAGCCAAAAAAAGACACGATGCCAAACACATTTCTATTAGAAATAGAGGTGTATTGATGGAAAATAACTTAGCTAACGGAGGCTCACAATATGATTTTCATACAATAGGATTAATAGGAGAATTAGCTTATTCAAAATTTAGTGGAGAAAGTATTGATGAGAATATTTATTCTAAAAATCCAGACCCTAAAGGCCAAGATTTTGAAAATTTAGAAATTAAAACTATAACATATTTTGGTAGCGGAGAACCAGAATTAAAAATAACTCAAAAAGAATACGCAACAAAAACTCCTAAATTATATGTTTTAGCCAGAACGAACAAAAATAAACTTGACGCAGTAGAGCTTTTAGGAAGAATATCAAGAGAAAATTTTGATAAATTAAAAGTAGCTAAAAAGTATGGTAGGTTTCATCCCTCTAATTGGATAGTACCATTGAGTTTAATGGAAAAATTATGACACATAAAGCATATGAATTATTTGTGGTTATTTTAGGCGTGATAGCTAATATCGTTCTTATTATAAATGCACTTCATCATTGGTAATACTTGACAAATTTTAAATAAAGAGTAGTATAAGTATATGGGAATGTTTAATTATATCAAAGTAGAACAAGAGCTTCCTCTTAATGAGGAACTAAAAGCTCTTAATAATGATTGGCGAAAAGAGCCATTTCAAACAAAAGAACTAGGCGAAAATTTGATGGATACTTACATTATAAGAGACAATAATCTTTATAAGGTTGAATCTCACGGACATTGGGAAGATAATCCAGATTATGTAGAAGGCAAAGGATATAGAGAATTTTTTAATAAAAACAAATGGGTAAAAGACCGAGAAGAAGAGGTGTTTTGCTCTAGTACCACCGCTTCGTTTGAGTTTGGAACTTACATTTTAGGTAAAACAGAGAATGATAATGATATTTTCCCAGATTGGAAAGCTGTGGTAGTAAAGGGTGCGGTTACGGAATTGACTTTAGTAGAAGATTATTTCAAACAATCAAGCAAAGATAGAATAGAGTTAGATAAAAAATTTCAAAAGCAGATCGAAACACACCAAAGCAAAATGAAGTGTCCAGTTTATAGTTTTTACTTTAATTATTATGTTAAGCCTATTGAGTCTTTGGGTAGGAAAATCTCTTATAATTTAAATAAACCTATTAAGGTTTTGAATTGGTTACAATGGAAAGGGATTTCCAAAGCTGTAAATCTATTAACACCAAGATGAAATACAATATACCAGTTCAAAAACATAAAGACGGATATCTTTATATAGAGTTTCCAAAAAAACTAATGAAAAAGATGGGCTGGGAAACTGGTGATACGATAGATTGGCACGATAACAAAGATGGAACTTTTTCTTTGCTTAAAGTTGTAAGTCCTTCTAAATCAAAAAAAAACAAAGTTTGACCATTTGGTTAGTCCAGTATATACTGAGACTATGAAGTTAGATACAATTTATAAAAAGACAAAGACTGGCAAAGTTCAAGAATGGACTATTGAAGTCAAAGGTAGTCAATATCGCACAATCTCTGGTCAAACCGATGGAGAAAAGATCACGAATAATTGGAGCGATTGCGAAATCAAAAATGCTGGCAAAGCAAACGCCACAACTCCAGAAGAACAATGTTTAAAAGAAGCAGAAGCTAAACGCAAGAAGAAGTTGGAATCGGGCTACTTTGAATCTATCAAGGATATTAATAAGGTTCAATACTTCGAGCCAATGCTCGCACAAAAGTACGAAGATCACGAAATCAACTATCCAGTTTATAGTCAACCCAAACTTGATGGTATTCGTTGCATCGTAACCAAAGAAGGAATGTTCACCAGAAACGGCAAGAAGGTTATTTCTGCTCCTCATATTCGTGAGCATCTAGATTTATTCTTTAAAGATTATCCTAATGCTATTCTTGATGGTGAATTATATTGTGATAAGTTTGCTAATGATTTTAATAAGATTTGTAGTTTGGTTAAAAGAACAAAACCAGACGATAAAGAATTAGAAGAGAGTGCAGATAGTATTCAGTATTGGGTTTATGATGCTCCTAGAATTGGTTTATTAAATGAGAAAGATTTATTCTATGAGAGATATGAACTTGTTTCTAATGCTCTTACTAAAAGAAAATACAATAGTATTGTTGTTGTGACTACTTTAAAAATAAGCAAAGAAGAAGAACTAACTCAAGCCTATGAAATGTATATGGAACAAGGCTACGAAGGTCAAATGGTAAGACTCAATAGACCTTATGAAAATAAGCGTAGCAAGTTTCTTCTCAAGCGAAAAGAGTTTATGGATGCTGAATTTATTATCAAAGGAATCCAAGAAGGCGAAGGTAATCGTAAGGGAACTGCTGGATATATGGAGTTTGTGAACGCTCAAGGAAAATACTTTAAGAGCAATATCAAAGGTGATTTTGGTTATCTTAAAGAAGTCTATAAAGAAAGAAATACTTTAGTAGGCAAAACAGCAACAATTAAGTTTTTTAATTATACCCCAGATCAAGTGCCAAGATTTCCTTATGTTATAAATATTGATAGAGAGAAGTACGAGTAAAAATGAAATACACACCAGAAAATATTCAATCTCTTGCTGATTGCCAAGTATTTGTATTTGGCTCAAATCTATTTGGTATTCACGCTGGAGGCACAGCTAAACTAGCATTAGATAAATTTGGTGCAAAATGGGGTCAAGGAGTTGGACTTCAAGGAAAGAGTTATGCTATTCCCACTAAAGATGTTAACTTCAATGCTTTGCCATTAAGATATATTAAATTTTATGTGAATGAACTTCTAGATGTAGCAAAGACTTATCCTCTAAGAGATTTCTTAGTAACCAAGATTGGTTGCGGTTTAGCTGGATATACTATTAAAGATATTGCTCCTATGTTTATTTCTTATCCTTCAAATGTTGTTGTGCCTCAAGAGTTTGCAGAATTTAACGCTTGACAAAGAAAATATTTTATAAAATCTGTTTGACTCTAAATTAAAATTCATTTATATTAAGAATATGAAATTACTAGAAAAACCAATCAATGTAGTCGAGTCAGAAAAGTTTGAGTCCGTAAGTTTCGGAATCAAACAAAGTGGCTTGCCTTATATCTTTAACATCCTTCGTAACCAGTTGTACTCCAACAAGCCTCTCGCAGTTTTGCGTGAAGTTTCTTGTAATGCACAAGACGCTAATATCGAAGCAAAAAGCAAGCGTCCTTTTGAAGTTAAACTTCCCACAAAGCTAGACCCTACTTTAACTATCAGAGATTTTGGTAATGGTCTTTCTTCTGATGACATTAAGAATCTTTATTGTTTCTATGGTGAATCCACAAAACGAGAAAGTAATTCTGCTATTGGATATTATGGCATTGGAAAGTTCGCACCATTCAGTTATGGTGACAACTTCGTTCTAGTTTCTTACCACAAAGGATTCAAGACAACCTATAATGCTTTTATTGATGAAACAAAAATCGGTAAGATCGTAAAGCTCAAAGAAGAAAAATCTTCTGAGCCTTCTGGCGTATTAATTTCTGTTCCAATCAAAGAAGAAGATACAGAAACATTCTTGTCTACTGCTCAAGAATTGTTTAAATACTTTAAGAACAAACCGCTTATCAAAGGTGCAAGAAAAGAAGATTTATCAGAAGTCTATGATCGCACACCAGTATTCAAGGGTAATGGTTGGGCATATTATAAAAATTCTGATTATAGCAAAGAGTCTATCGCTATTATGGGAGTTGGTTATCCTATTGAGACTAGCGATGTGCAATTTAAAGAAGATTGTGATGAGCAAAATATTTGTGGACAAGGATTTGAAGTTGAGTTTGATCTTGGTGAACTAGATATTACTGCAAGCAGAGAGAATCTAGAATATACAGAAAAGACTAAGAAAGCTATTAGAGATAAGTTTCGCAAGATTAAGAAAGAGATGGCAGAGTCTATCTCCCAACAATTTAAAGATTCTACTAGCATCTATGACGCTAAATCTCTTTACAATGAAGTGTTTGGTACTTATGGTAGCTTAGGGTACATTGTTCGTAATTCTTTAAGCAACAAAGTGACTTGGGATGGTAAAACTATTAATGATAATGTGATTAGTTTTAATGATAAGATTGCGAAGATGATCGAGAATGGTAAATTAGTTTCTAAGTTTTACCAAAAATCTCGCAGAAGCACAAAGCTAAATTCTGAAAGTGAAGATAAAAGGATTCTTTGCGAAAAGACTCACAAGATTTTAGTTAATGATACTGGTTCACCTATGGGAGTAACTCATCGTCTTGCTACTCTTTGGAATGAATTAGGAGATAAAATTGATGGTTCATATGTATTTACATTCGCAGATAAAGCCACAAAAGATTCTTTTGACAAAGAGCTTGGACTGATTGAATCAAATTATTTAAATCTTTCTGCTTACGAGAAGATTACTATTCAGAAAATTAACTCTGGTACTAGCGTTGTAACCAGTAAGAACCCAAAACATTCTTCTCAAATTTTTAAGTTTAATTCTAAAAATGCTAATAATTACGGAACAAAATCTTCTAATTGGGAAACTATGACTATGGATTTTGCTAATGATACTGCTATCTATGTAGAGATTAGTAACTTCCAAGCTCAAGGCAAAACTCACGAATTTAGAAATGGAACTCTGAAAGAGATTCTTGAGAAGTACGAAGGACTTACTGGCGAGAAACTCCCAGATATTTATGGAATCAAATCTAAAACTTTTGAATCCAAGAAAAAGATTATTACTAAAAATAAAAATCTAACAAGCCTTTGGAAACATCTCGAAGATGGAATCCGCAAGGAGTATTCTAAACTATCACAGCAAATTACGGACAAGACCCATTGGAATAAGCACACTAAAGAAGATAATAACTTTGCTGATGTTGTTCAAGAGACGCACAAGAAAAGTTTGCACGAACTTATTGAAAATCAAAATTCAGAGTTTGCCCAATATTTAAGTGCGATTATGTTCTATGCAAAATCGAACTTCAAGAAGGTTGGCGAAGCTCTTGACTTTTTAAAATTGGCTGAAATCGAAATTAAATTCGATCAAGTCAATCCAAGTTATGATTTGGATGCTCTTTTGAAGAGTGTCCGAAACAAATATGAAGTGCTAGATGTATTTGTCCCTCATACTTATGGGTGGCATTATAATAGCAAACCAGAAATGACAAAGATTTTAAATTACATAAATCTTGTTGACAAAAACTAAAAAGGAGTATAAATTAGAAGAAATGAAAATACCATACATATTAACAGATCGGAGTCTTACCATCGTTCTTAACGATGAGCCTAAGACTATCACTAGCGAGAACCCAGTTTGGAACGAAGCTATCAAAGCTATTCGTGAAGGACGATTCGATGAGATCGGTGATCTCTTAGATAAGTCTAAAACGATTAAGCGTTTCTCTCAAGGCAACATTGAAGTTCTTGATGGAATCGTAACCTACAAAGGCGAAGAGATTCATAACATAGTTGTAGATAGAATCTTAAACTTTATTAAGAATGATCTTCCTTTTGAGCCTTTGATTAACTTCCTTGAGAAACTGATGCAAAATCCTTCTCGCAGAGCAGTTAACGAACTTTATAAGTTCTTAGAGCATAAGAAAATGCCTCTCACACCAGACGGAGATTTCCTTGCGTATAAAAGCGTTAAGTCAGATTTTACCGATTGGTATAGTGGCAAACATAATTTTGCTATCGGTCAAGTTCGTGAAATGACCAGAAACCAAGTTTGCGATAATGCAGATGTTGGTTGTTCTGCTGGTTATCACGCTGGCTCAGAGGAATATGCAAAGAGCTTCAATGGTGGTGGTAATCTTGTGATAGTTAAGATTAACCCTGCTGATGTAGTTTCTGTTCCAAACGATTGTGAATGTCAGAAACTTCGTGCATCTAAGTTGGAAGTTGTTGCTCTATATCGCAAAGCTCTTGACAAAGAACTTTATGATTTAGCTTATGGTAACTTCTTGCATCCTTATTCACCAGAAGGTATCGCTCAATACAATGCGATGATGGAGAATTATGATGATGTTGACCCAGACGAAGAAGATGATGATGATGAAGATGATGATTACGCAAACAATGGCACAATGCATACTAAGCGTGACCCTTCTACTGGAAGATTCATTAAGGCTTAATATGAAGTTAGGTTTGCACATTGATTGGTGCATAGGGAGATGGTTCGGTAGGGAGAATAATATTGAAATTAATTTCTACCTACCGACCATCTTTCTTGGTTATAGAAAAGATGATGATGATAAATGGTTTGGATTTAAATTGAATTTGAAGAGTGATATTTCATTTAACTCATATGAATATGGAAAGATTTTTAGCTTGATCTTTCTTGGATTCGGAGTTAAACTAAGTAAATTCTCTATATGAACGAAGAAAACAATTTTAATTCTGATGCTGGAAATCAATTACGAGAAACTCTTTTTAAAGATATCGTAAGATATGCCAAGGAAAGTGATATGACAGCATTTCAAGCTATTGGAGTTTTAGAATCATTAAAATATGATTTATTAAATGCTATGAGAGAAGCTAATACTGAGGATGAACAATGAAATCTACCAGAGGACGCAAGAAAGGTTCGTTTTGTTTTTCTATGATTCCTCTTGCGGAATTAAATAAAGTTTTAAAACAAGATGCAATAGTTATCGTATCAAAGAAATTTGCAGACAATTTAAGTATTAGAGGGATTGAAAAAGAAGTTACCACTAAAACCTACGATAGTATTCATACTGCTATTGATTTTCAAGTAAGTTAAAGAAACTTCTTGCTCTAAAAAAAATCCCTTGTATAAAGGAACTATGGGACAAGAAAATTATTCACAGATAGTTGGACAAGAAAAAACAAAGAGCAAGCTCAACTTCTTATTAGAAGGATTCAATCAGACTAAGGTTATGCCTCATTTACTTTTTGTTGCTCCAAGAGGATGCGGAAAGACTCTTATTGCTCAAGAGACTAGCAAGATAATGAAGCGAGAAAGAAATGTAATTGTTAATTGTTCTACAATAAAGAATGTTAAAAGTTTCTTTAATCAAATTATGCTTCCTTATGTTTATGATAAAGATACCACAATTATATTCGATGAAGCTAGTGAATTGCCAAGAGATGTTACTATGGCACTTCTTACCATCTTGAATCCTAATCAAAATAACTCTAATGATTTTACTTTTGAAGATGGCACTTATACTTTTAGATTCAATCAAAACTCTTTTATCTTTTGCACAACAGAGGCTCAAAAGATTTTTCACGCACTTGCTGATAGGTTATATAGAATTGATATGGAAGATTATTCCTATGTTCAATTAGGCAAGATCATTCAAAATAATTTAAAATCAAAAAGCCAATTTATAGAAGAAGTTATTATTAGCGAGGTTGCTAGTGTTTGCCGTGGAAACGCTAGGCAAGCTCAGTCTATGGCAAATCAAATATCCTCTTATTTGAGCAGTAAAAAATGCAATAAACTCACTAGCGGAGGTTGGAGCGAGATTAAGGGCAAGTTGTCTATCTATCCTCTTGGCCTATCAGAAATCGAACTTAATGTAATTAAAATTCTAAAAGAACACGGAGAGTTAAGACTAACTAATCTTTCTGCTAAAACCAATCTTACCAGAGATATGTTACAAAAGAATGTTGAGCTTTATCTTATGAGAAATAGTTTAATTGAAATTCGTCCTACTGGTCGAGCTTTAACTAAAAGAGGTTTCGATTATCATAAGGAGCATTTAACTAAATGAAAACTTCAAAAGTAAGAACTAAAAAATACGCAACTCCTTTAGAGGTCATAAGCTATGATAGTTATTCAAAAATGTTTTATTGTCTTGTGCCTCATTTGGATATGATATTAACAATTCATCCTTCTGCACTTGACTTAAATGAAAAAGAGTTAGATACTCTACAAACCGAGAAAGGGCAAAATGAAAAAGAAAATAATTGATAAAATTGATTTAGTAATTGAAGATATTATAAATATCCAAGAGCTAATTGATTTTGATACGAGTGATTCTAGCGAATACGATTTAGACTCAGTAGTTAATCTGTTAGCTGAAATTCGTGGCAGAGTTAATAATGAAGAAGAAGAAACAGAAAAAATTGATTTAAAAGATTTATGAAATTACACCCTAAAATTCAAACGATCTGCGAAGAATATGCTGAATCATATGAATGGGTTGAAAGCGATGCAAGTTTATTTATTAATACAGATGTTCAATTTGCAGAAATTATAATGGAGCGATTAGAAAAGTGTCCACTAGAGTTCGTTAATATGCAACATAAACAAATTAAAGATAAAGTCAATATCTGGTTTAGATTAAAAGAAGATCAAGAAAAATCTTATGATTTTGAAGATGACGAAGATGACGAAAAGGATGATTTTGCATACTGATATGAACTTTTTTGTAAGTGGACATAATTGGTTTGCTAAAGTATCTTTAGATAAAGATGTTAAAAAGTCTGATAGATATACAGAAGCTACCACAAGAGCAATCGAATCTCTTTTAGATCAAGAAGAAAAAGAAGGAGTAGATTTAAAAGTTTTAAACTATGATGATTATGGGTTGGGCGTAATTACCTTGACATATGATGAAAAGCATAGTAAAAAAGAGGGAGAACATCGAGTAATGCTTACAAGTAATATTCTAGCCAACGCTGGGCGTTGGGATGATTATAAAATTGTAAAGGATTACGAAGAACAATGTAAGGAGCAAGGATTATGAAACATAAAGTATTTTGGGAAAAGAATAGCAGAATCAAAGGTATTGTTCCAAAAGAACAGATCATTGAAAGAACGCAAACTCACAAGTTTCCTTGTGGAGCAGTAACTATTCGTATGTCTAATGTTAATGACTCAAACCCAACAGCAGTAGCATACTTTCACGGAAAAGAAGCTAAAGGAACTTCTTGGAATGGAAGCAATTATACTTACGCCGAAAATAAACTTATGGTTAGTTTAAGGAAAGAAGGCAACGGATATAATTTTAATGGTTCTATTATTGACTTTTTTTCCTTGCAAGACCTTAAAGAAGTGTTAGACTTAGTAAGAGAGACATTAAACAAATTATGAGCGAAAGAAAAACATTTGAAGAATTGATGCGATCTTTTAGATTTCACAAAAATCCTATCATAAATTGGTTTCTAACCGAGGTCAATTATTACTCTCATACTTATCTTAATGTTAAGTGGGGATTAAAGAATAAGTTTCAAAGATTAATTCGTGGATATTCTGATAGTGATTGTTGGAATCTTCCTCAAGCTATTGCAAGGTTCATACTTCCAAGAATCAAGCATCTTAGAAAAAACTATAATAGTTTAGCTAATAGAAATCATTTAATTACTATTGATGGCAAGGTTATACAATATAAAGTAGATCAAAAGAATTTAGAACTTAAAGAAGATTCTACTGGATATGTAGAAGGATACATAGACAAAGAAATTAATAAACCGATATCTTTGGATTCAGTAGAATATGAATATGTATTAGATGAAATTATATTTGCACTACAAATGGTAATAGATGAGGATAGCACAGATATTGGTAATTTAGATAGACTCTATGAAGTTTATCCAGAGGGATTCGACCCTATCGAAGATAGACAAATGTTTCTGACTCCTCAAGGAGACGGAACAAGTTTGGTTGAGTTTGAAAACAAGGATAATATTCAACCAGATTACTCAAAATTAAATAAAGCCTATGAGCGTCAGAGGAACGGACTGATTCTTCTTGGGCTTTACTTTAAGGACTTATGGGATTAAATTATGACAATTCAAGAACAAATATTAGTAGATGTTAACAAAAACTTAACTGGAATAAATCAATCTTTATACCAGTTAGCAAGCGATATAAATAAATTAATTAAAAAAATATATGAAGAAGATGAACCAACTAAAAAATACAAAAAGAAGTATTAAATCTACTCTTGGCGTACCTATGCCACCAGTATTCGGATTTAACCTATTCCATAGATTATATGTTGGAATGTGGAAAGCTATTTACTATAAGAGTTATCTACCAAAGTTCGGTGGCATTAATCATTATAGCTATTCTAAATTAGGATTTCATATTAAAGGATATTTATTTGAGATAATTTGGACAAAATGAATAAAACTCAAGTTAGCCAAACTCAATATAAGTTTATCTTTTATAAGTTTAGTTTCTTTATTACAAACTCTTTGGTCTTTCGACCTATACCAAGGTTTTATAATTTGAGCAATATTTATTTTAATGAAATGATTATTGTTTGGTTAGGTTTAACTTTTATATTTTGTTGGGAAAAATGAAACAGAAACTTCAAGATAAAATATTCAAAGACTTTCCAAAACTTTTTGCACAAAAAGATATGGATATGAAAGAAACTTGTATGTGTTGGGGAATAGAAACTCCAAACGAATGGTATAATATTATATATACAGCTTGTGACTTAATTCAAACTATGACAGATAATAATAAACATCTTTCAAAGAAATATCCTCAAGTGGAATTTACTCAAGTAAAAGAAAAATTCGGAGCATTATGTATGTATTACCGACCTAATACTGATTATGTAGATGGCATAGTAGATATGGCAGACGCTATGGTGCAAAAGCTGGATAAAAGCAAGAAAATAAATAGAATTTTTAAAATATGAAACCAAGATATGATTTTGATAAAGGAAAAATGATTTCATATGATGGTGAAATTATTCAGTTTGCAGGTTCAAACAAGATAGACAAGTATTCAGATCAAATCGAAGAAATAATGAGTTTATTCAATTTAAAAAAGGGAGAATACCTAGTCACAGACGAAAGCAAAATCTCAGACTTTGGCAAAGATACAATCAATATACTTAGGTTAGCTAAGTTTAAAAAGAAATATAAATTTTCAGTTATGAATAAAGATTTTCTTTACAAAATCGCAGAACGAATGTATAGTTATAGACCATTCTAGGAGATATAAAATATGAAATATGTAATATCGTCACAAGACAAAGAGGCTATGATTGATTTTGATAAACTGAAAGAAGGCGAAGTGTTTTCTTTCTTTGACCCAGAATCAGTTCAGCGAGGCAATCACGCAATCTATATGAAGATTAGAGTACCTAATTTTACTGGTGCAAACATTATTGATTTAGAAGATGGCAAAGCGTATAGCTTCTCTGAGAAGAAAAGAAATACAATCAATGACCCAGACGAAAAGCAAGGCAATAAAGTTTATAAACTTAACGCAAAGATCAATATAATTATCATATGAACAAAATTAAATATACATACTATGTAGAGCAAGACAAGGACAAAGATGGAAATTATGTTCAATCTTTTTCAATCTATAAAGTTCCAGTAGTTAAAACTATTAGACTTAAAACATTTAAAAAATTAAGTGATGCAAATAACTTTTTAGATACTTATGAAGGTGATTAGATATTTAAAAGAATTAGAAGATGAGTTTGGTGAGCCTCTTAACAAGTGGGCGGTTTATGAAGAACAAATTACTGCTAATGGTAATTGGGCATTTAAAGATGCTAAAATATTAAAGACTTTTACAACTCCGCATCACGCAAGAAATTGGATGGAAAATGACAGCAAAAGAGATTATTAATCATCTTAAAGATTTACCACCAGAAACTCTTATATGTGTGAGAGGATACGAAGGCGGTTTAGAAGATGTTAAGCTGTTAAGACAAACAAAAATACTTCAAGACAGAAATAACGAATGGTACTATGGTAGTCACGAAGAAGTATTAGATGCTGATAGCAAACACTTTGACAAGATTGTGTGGGTTATTCAATAATTTTCTTTGACTTTAATTAAAATTCAATTATATTTGAGAGATGGATACAACTAAACCAGATCAGTTTTTCGCAACCTTCAATGACCTTCATAGTCACAAGGTAGAAGCCTACAAGCAGTATTGGGAAGGTGTTAAGCCTACCACTCAAGACGATATCTTTCGCCGTTGGCTATTTGCCTTCTGCTCTGTTCATACCACTTGGGAAGGTAATATCAGAGGCTATATGGCTATTCGTGATTTCGTTTATTGGAGATACAATCGTAAAGAATTGTTAAAGCGTCTTACTCGTTCTGGCGTTGGTTGTCAGAATGAAAGGACAGATTACATTTGGGATTTCGCAAAAGATTTCTGGCAGAATCCAAAAGACTTCGCTTGCTACAATAAAAAACATTATGTAAAGGTTCGTGATAGTCTTGTGGAGCGTATTCGTGGCTTGAGCTACGCAAAGGTAAGTTTCGCACTAGAGATGATTACTCCTATTTTAACCAGAGTTTTATGCGGTGATGTTCACCATCTTCGCTTTTATGGTATGGAGAATTTAAAGTATAGCAAATCAAAAATCGGCGTTGCAAAGTACAAAGCTATGGAAAAGCATTGGGTTGATAACTGCGACAAATTAAATGTTCCATCTTATATTATGAGATGTATTATGTGGGACGATATTCAAAAGCAAGCCGATAGTGATTATTGGGGCTATGTTTTAAAACCATTTGCAAAATGAAAGCAACATCTTTTTTTACTGATGCTGAAATAGAGTTAGCTTTAACTTTAGCCAGCGAACTTCTTGAAGATAAAAAAGCTATGGATGAGCTTTCTATATCTTGGGATGGTGGTGATAAATTATTGGAACTCAAAGATAAGATTGATGTATATTACTCTGATTTAAATAAATGAAATTAAAAGATTTAATAGATCGCAAAATTCTTTTTATAAATTTTCCTATAAATAGATACTCACTTCAAGAAGGTAAGGTATCAGAGATTTCTCCAGCTGAAAAATGCATCAAGATCAATAATGATTGGCATTTGATAAATAACATTCGTATCATAGAATTGTTCAGCAAAGAAGAAAGACCATCATTAGGTTTTAATTGACTTTAAAATAAAATGAACTATAATAAAGAAATGGATAAAGCAATTAAAATTTTAGAAGAGCTTGTTATTCAAGCTGACGAAGATTGTCCTCAAGATTGTAGGACAATGCACTTCGTTAATGCCCTTGAGCAAGCTAGTGAATTTATAATGGAGCATAAGAATACAAAATGAAACTAGGACGAATTTGCGTGGATTTAAATTATATTGTGGATATGGACAATGACGATATGGTAGCACACGCTACGGAAGCTCTTTATGAAGATTTAATGCAAGGAATTAAATATGGTGATCTAGCGAATTGGATTCGTATTAGTGAAGATAAGGACGCAAAAGAAGATATGATTCCAGAATTTCTATTGGAGGAAAAAAATGACTAAGATAAAAATTGGAAAATTTAAGAAAAAGAGCGTGTATGATGCTGATATAGAAATGGATGCAGATACTCAAAACTATCTTGCTTCCATTGGGCGAGAAGTTATAACAGAAGAACAATACATCAATATCGGATTTAATCACGCTTTAATTCGTGGCCTTGAGATAGCTGAATCACAAGATAAGTGTAATAAGTTAGATGGGAAAAGTAAAGTCAAAAATCGAAAAAGGACTCGATAAAGAACAAAAAACATTTGCTCTAATGGCAAAAAAAATCATTGACGCTATCAAAGACGAAAAAGAACTCAGAGCATTTGCAAAAACTTCACTAGAAATACTTTACAAGGACAACCCAAACTTATTCTCAGATCACGCAAAATTAAAGTTGAAGAAAAAATAAATTCAGTATAATATAAGAGTATGGAAGAAGAAGTCAAAGCGGTTCGCACAATGAAAGAGTTTGTAACTTGGTATAAGCAAAAAGAGAGTCTTAACGCTGAACAAAGTCTACAAGGCGATTTAGAACTTCATAAATTTTACATTAAATTTAAATACATTATTGAGCAAGATGAAGAAGAGAATATAAGGATGGGAAAACTTTTAGGATAATATGGAAAATCAAAAGACATTAGTGGCTAAAGTAAATAAAGAGTTGCACGATTTAGAAGATGATGTGTCATCATTGGTAAAATGGCACGATGAACACCATAAGAGTATTTCTGGTATAAATTGGAAAGAACTTGAAAAGGTAGAATCTCTAGTAAAAAAGATTAAAAAATATATCAACAAGAAATGAAAAATTTAATTTATTTTGGCCTTGGACTTATTCTAACATTGATTTATTATATTTTCATACCAATCTTTGCTATTGGCAAATTAATTTTAAAACTTTTTAAAAAATGAAGAGAAGGCAAATTTTAGAAGATTTAGAGCAAAGAGTCAAGGAGATGCTCGCAGGGGATAAGCTCTCTGGCGAAAATAAAGGTGCTACTCCATTAGATTATATTCGTTGGGCTATTGAAGAGATTGAATTAAATTCACCTAAAGAATAGTTCTTGCTTTAAAAGTAGAACTCTGGTATAAATAATCAAGATGAAATTAAAAGCACAACAACATTCTAAAAAAATCGTATCGTTTATTAACGAGCAATATCCAGACCATAAAGATGATATCTTACTTGCTGATGGATTTGATAAGGCTTTTCTAGGCATTGGGCAAGCATTTAATGGTAATCCAGTTGCAATTTATTGTACTGACAAATGTATTAGAATCCTAATGCAACAATTTTCTGAATCAGATGACCCAAAAACAGAGGCTATTGAATATTTTGATTATAATGTAATAGGTTCTTATGTGGGAGAATTTACTCCGATCTTTATGAATAGGTTAGCTTAATGAAATTGCCAAAATTTGACTTTTTAAATCTTGCTACAACATATATTCTATTTGGTTTAATCTATGGAGTGATTGTAGCTGTTGTTTGGAATTATCTTTTTGAACCTATTTCAAATATCCATTTATCTATTCTTCAAGGATTTGGGATTCATTTGATCACCAGAATATTATTTGGTAATACTAACACAAATTATGTTAGTAACTTTTATACTCCAAAAACTCCAGACCTAGATAAGATTGATAGTTATTTAAAAGAAATGCAAGCAGATTTAGATAATGAAGCAGACGAAGTTGAAAGACAATACGAAGATTTAGATAAAAAAGACTAATAATATTATAATAATCTTGTGATAGATTATTTAATTGGTATTTTCCTTGGTATAAGCATAAATTTGATTATAGGTTATATGTGTTATTTGTTTCATAAAGATTTAAAAAATCTTGCTTAAATTATATATTTAAAATATATTGATTGGAATGAATTTTAATAAAATAATCGAAGTGACTTACGCTTTGATTAATAAACATAATGCAGATTTAAGATGCAGACACTTTTCTTTTATAGTTGATCGTAATAGAATAGTTAGCATAGGTATGAATAATTCTAAGACCCATCCTATGAATTTGAAATACAATTATATTAATAAAGTTAATGAAAAGATTAGTGAAATTGTTGGTACTCATTCAGAATTAAATGCTGTGATAAGATTTGGTGAAGAAGATTGTAGCAACTTAACACTTATTAACACTAGAATCAATAGAAATAATGCATTAGATAACTCTGCACCTTGTAATGGATGTATGGATATGATAACTCAATTAAATTTCAAAAATGTTTATTATAGTAATATAAAAGGACAATTTGATAAATTGCATTTGACAAATAATTAAATGTCCTATATTATACAATATATGGCAAATAGACCCAAAACATACTTCGTTAAGATGACAGACAACACTAATGGTACAATTACTATTAGTGAAGCTAAGGTTCTTGATAAAGTTAACCAACATACTCGTCATTGGCGATCCTTTGATAAGCGTAAGTTAACCAGCAAGCTCCGTAGTTCTGATCTCGTAACGAGTTAAAGTATAATACGATTACATTCTTAGGGATTAATACTCTCTAGGGGTGTAATCTATTTTACTATGAAGTCTATTAATCATAAGGAAAATTCAGTCGCTAGAAGAAGTTAATCTAGCTTGACATTTTAATCAATTTAAATTAATCTTAAACAAGAAAGAGGACAAGTTATGAAAATACTATGCCGTTTATCCGTGTTGTTGTGTGGTGCTTGGTTACTATTCAACAATGAAATTATATCACCATCAAAGAAAGCTATTATACCTAGTAATATTAAAAATCAAATGGTAGATTCTTTTATTAAAAATGCAGTTCCAAAAAAAGAAATCAAGGTTCGTTTAACTGCTTATTGGGCAAAGGGTAGCGATACTGATTCTGATACAGCAAAGCGTAGAAGTTCTACTGGTGCTACTCTCAAACCCAACAAAAGCGTTGCAGTTGACCCAAGAATTATTCCCTTCTTTTCAAAACTTTATATTCCTAATCTTGGGTTTAGGGTTGCTCACGATACTGGCACAGATGTTATCAATAAGAAAGCTAGTCACGGCAAATATCCTATTGTTGATATATTCTTTATGACCGAAAAAGAAGCTATGAGATTTGTTAATAACAATCCTAAGATAGTTAAAATCGCCGTTTATTAAAATGATTATTGATGATAGCATTAGTTTTTTTGGGGTTTATTTTCATAATTGTATTTTAAACTTAGGATTGTCTAAATCTTTTGCTGATCTTTATTCCTCTAATAAATATAAAAGTGTTGTATTGTGCCAAAAAGATAATAAAAATGGATATTTATTAACTCAAAGTATTTTAACAGAAAATCAAAAAGACTTACCTAATATGAGAAGCTATTATTTTGCTGATAAGAAAGCATTAAAAGAAGGTTATAAAAATATCTCTGACAGAATAGATTCCAGCGATAAAATTTTTTATCTTTTAAGAAGTAATTTTAATTCTGATTTTAATGATTCAGAAGCTATTGTGGCAAAATGGAAGGAAGAAATATCAGATGAAATCAAATAAAATTAAATTATTATCAGAGCATTTGACAACATTAAATTATTGGAGAGATCAATTATTAGCTCTTGAAAGAACACATTATAATAGAGATTACGAAAAAGAACGAACTTGCCGTAATATGATTAACAAATATTTAGATGATGTTTTAGACTACAATAAAAATATTAAGAAAAACACTAAAAACTAGGTGTAATAAGAAATAAGCATATATTATGGAAATTATAATCTTATCAGTTTGTTTTATTTTAGGTGGAGTTTTCGGAGTTCGTCTATGAACTGGCTAACAAACCTATTTTGGGATATCAGATTCAAGATAGAAGATGCTATCTATGATTGGAAAAATAAAGCTGATTTAACTGAATGGGATAGAGAAAATTCAATGGACTTTGATAACGAAGAAGTAGAAGTAAAGCCAAAGAAAAAAAAGAAAAGTGTTAAAAAAACTAAAAAAAGCCTTTAAGTGGTTGTTTAATATGAAATTGGGTTGTGGTTGTTCTAGTTGCGGTTGTAAAAAATAATTCTTGATTTACTTCGCAAGTCGTTGTATAATACAAAAATGGATGGACTTATTTGTTTTGGATTTATTTTTTTTATTTTCCTTGTCTTTTTTAAAAAATTATACTAATATAGTCTTATGGCATTAACAAATAAAGAAATCAAAGCGATCAAACACTTCGCATATAGTATTAAAAATTCTGGTATGAACCCTTGGGGTAATCAAAGGCGGGGCAAAGCCGTCAGAGAGCTTCATATGGGTAAGAGTAAAAAAAGCGTTTTCAATAAAGAGGATGTTCTTGGAACTCCAAAGATAGAAAAGATTCAAAAAAATAATCGTAGATAATATTTGACTATATTCTAAATTTAGATTAATATAACAATATGCAAGAAACACAAACATACACTTGGTCGGTAAAGGCAACAAGCGGTCAGCTAGTATTAGCCCCGAAGGTATATCCTACTCTTCGTGGTGCGAAAATCGCCAGCAAGCGTTTCGCAAATAAGACTGGTGGATCGGTTGTTTCAGTTTCAGCCAAGTAATCAAATAGTAGGATATATGGTTCAATCCCAGTATCCTATTATAAATTAAAATTATGTGGACTCCAATAGAAATCTTCGCTTTAACTTTCCTTTTGAATCATTCGCCAATGGCATCCGAAAGACTTTCAGTAAAAGAAGTAATGCAAAATCGTGAAGCTCTATCTCTTATAGAAAGTGTTGGTTTAAGAAATGACTTTTAATCCTATTAAAATTATCGTAACCTTTCTTGTTTTTTTAGCTTGGGTATTCTTAGCTTTTCTTCTGATGGGTTGTTCAACAACTTCTCAAGTAGGCAAAGATCAAGGATGGTTTCCTTCTGGTATGGCAGAGGATTCTCAAGATTATCCTACTAAATACAATATGATGGATAGTCAAGATGGTAGCAAGAATCCTAACGCTCAAGTAAGAATTTTTGGTGCAACATATTAATTCTTGACTTAATTTAAAATAAAGGATATAAATAACAAATGAAATTTACATTAAAAGCAGAAGGTATTGGCTACAATGAGGCCACTAAATCAACTAATACAATGGAGTTTGAAGGAGAATGTTTAGGTGATATCACAAGAGATATAGCTACATTCTTGAGAGGTGCAGGATTTTTCTTAGATAGTCTTGAAGTTATCAATGAAGATTCTTGCGAGGATACTTTAATTGAGGAAGAAAATGAAGAACAAAACGAAGAAATCTAAAAATATCTTAGGTGTTCGTAAGGCTAAAAAGAATGAGAAGATTGATAATCTTCCAAAAATCTCTATCTTAAAAACACTACAAGTTAAAGTAACTCAAATGGAACTTGATGTGGATGATGGACTATTTGAGAAGTTTGCTAAAATTGGTTTGGCTATGGTTAAGTATGATAAGAAAGCATTATTTAACTACGCTATGAACAAAGCTCTCGATAATCGTATTGACTCAATATAAATTCAAGGTATATTGAATATATGAGCAAAACTAAAACGAAGAAAACTAATATAGTAAGAATTGAAATCAACAGAGGTATGGCAGAAGTTGTGTCTAAACCAGCAGGGGTAGTTGTTGAGATTGCTGACTTTGACAATGAAGATCATATTGAAACATACGGAGTTAGGCAAGTTATCAAATGAAAAAGAAATTCAAGAACGCATTAAAGTTTTTTAAAAGCCTTAACCAAGACGAGCAAGAAGTTGTTTCTCGTAATTATGTTGAGATGAGTAAGATGGATTTGATTGAACTTGTATTCCAGAATAGACCTTACTATGATGATCTTGATAAGATCGTTAGCTCTTACAGAAAAGATTTAGTTCTTCTTGAGAAAGAACAGAATAAAAGCAAAAAGGAATATCAGAAAAAATTAGCTGAACATAAGAGTGGCAAGAGGCACAAGGTTACAATCTATACTATCACAGATGACATTAGCAACAAACACGGCTCAACTTGCGAGCATATTCTCGAATCGTATGCTGATGAAGCAGAAAGCGATTGTTACGGATGCGTTACAAGAGAAGAAGATGAAAATTTTATGACAGATAAGGAATTAGATGTTTGGGCTAAGGACAATGGAGCAGAAAAAGAATTAGCCGAGTGGAGAGAAGAAAAGGGTTTAGAAGAGTTTGATATGGATAGCAAAGAAGTTGTGATTAGAAAAGTTAGAAAGTGTTCATAAGATGAAGAAAAAGAACTTTAAAAATGTCAAAGACTTCCTCAAGACTTGTTCCGAGGATGAACAAGAGTATATCTATGGTTTGTTTAACAATGCTCCAGCAGAAGATTTAATTGAGTTGCTTTTTGAACATCTGCCAGCAAAGAATACTATAAAAGAAATTAAAGGATATAGAGAAGAGATGAAAGAAGAAATGGAATGGGACGATGCAGAGGCTAAGAAATTAAATAAGAGAAAGTGCGATTGTGATTTTGTTGGATGCCAAGGATGCTAATATGATTCTATTAAAAGAAATTTTAAGTAGGATTTTATATCATATTGGAGATATTATTAGTTTAACTACTATGAGATTTGGAGATGGATATGGTTGGAGAATCTATAATAAGATTATGCTTTGGAGTGTTGACTTAGACAAGAATGGCAAGATTTGGAAATATGTCAAACCTAAAAAGAAATGACATTTAATAACTATCAAGCCAATGCTGGCAGAACTGCTTTTTATCCAAGAGATTTTAAGAATGAAGGATTATACTATACTACTTTAGGACTCGTTGGTGAAGCTGGCGAGATTGCTAACAAAGTTAAGAAGATAATGAGAGATAGCGATGGAAAACTTACCAAAATAAACAAAGCAGATATATTTGATGAACTTGGTGATGTTCTTTGGTATTGTGCCAGTTTAGCAGATGAACTTGGGGTAAATCTTGAAGATGTTGCAAAATGTAATTTAAATAAACTTGCGGATAGATTAAATAGATGTACAATAAAAGGAAGCGGAGATAAAAGATGATAATTTCTAATAAAGAACTAACTTGCGTTGATTGTGGCGAAGTTGTCACACCAGAGCAAATGAAGCAAGATAAGATTCGTATGCACAGATATAAAGATGACTTTTATTGTGAAGTATGCTATGAAGATGTAACGGAGCAAATCTATGACTCACTTAATTAACGCTAACCCATTAAACTATGATGCGGTTTATCCCCAAAGCGTTGACCTTGGCGTTAATGAAGAGGCTAAGATGGAAGTAATGGAAAAGAACATAGGCAAAGAGGTTTTCTTTCAAATAGAGGATGGTTCTCAATACTATGCTACCATTTCAAGCGTTTCTAATTCTGAACACTATTGCGTTTTAATCAATACTAAAAAGCTATATAATGGTTTAGATTTCGTTTGGGAGTGGTATGTAAGGGAAGATAGGGTTAATTTTGTTGAAGATATTTCTACTCATATATGGGATGCAGAGGGTGGAAAAAACCTTTGGCAAAACTCAGAGGTATAATTTATATGTGTACTCTATTAGGATTAGGTTTTATAGGATTGTTGATCCACTTTTTAACTAAAGTCAAGGAAGATTAAAATGAATGTTGTGCTTATATTTGTGGCTATTTTTAGTATTTTCTTTGTTATTTCAACATATATAGAGTATAAGTAATTATGTTCCTTGTGGTAGATGAAAATAGTGAAATGCTGATTGATTTATTGAGTTCATTAGCTGGAGTATCATTATTAGTAGGAATTTTCGCTGTAAATGCTTATATATTATATACTTTAAATAGAATCAAGACCTATATTAAAAAGAGGGGCGAAAAGTAACTTTATGTCCTTGTTAGGTATAGCTTTTGATGTAAAAGGGTGGATATTTAGACCATTTTACCTATTATTGGGATTATTGTACTTCTTACTGCTACTGAGTTTATTAGGCTCATTATATATTGTATCATTATCAAGAACTACTCTAGAGAATGTAATAAAAGACATAGAGAAGGAAAGAAATAAGTATAAAAGAAAGAAATAAATAGGTTATCTCTGAAATTTATATATACAAATAATTAATTTATAATATCATACTTATGTATAAGCTACAACACGAAGATATAGCACTATTACTAAAAAGTTACAATAATCCAATTATATTAAAAGATGATTGGGTACTGGTAGGCCAACAAGAATACAATAAATATAAAAATAAAATAACTTTAAATTCTGCTGATTATATACTAAATAAGCAATCAATAGTAGGAGAGAATGAATCAATAATAACTAATTCACAAGTAATAATTAACGCTGAAACTAGAAATAAGTATGTTTTAATTAAATATAATAGTAATTTTGTTGCAATTAATATAGCTGATACAGAATATAGTATGACTATTAACCATATGAAACTTATATGTGCTAGAAATATAACTAATTTAGAAGAATATAAAGAGTTGCCATCTTTTGAATACTTATTATATATATTGGGTTGGAAGATAACTAATAAGGCACTAAATAAGATAAAGAAACAAGATGATTACTTTTAAACTATTAGAATCTTTTTTAACCTATTTGTGATTTTATATTGACAAAATAAAGTATTTAGTTTATTCTAAGATACTTGGAAGCCGTGACCCAAGGAAGCAAATAGGTTTGTGGTTAGCCTATCTCATAAAAAACCACATATACTAATACCAAATAAATAAATAATAAATAATGATAACAGACAATCAAATAAAAGCAATGAGCGAAAATGAATTATCTTATCTTTACTATGCTTTAAATACTGAATGGAACTCTCTAAATATGGGCTATGACTTTGACTGGTATATACTAAAAGCATTTAAAAATAATACGATACAAAAGATTTTAAATAAACATAGTGCGAACTTGACAGATGAAAATAAAGGTATTACAATAGAGATACTAAAGAAATTAGAAGCAAATATATGAATCATATAACAGCATTAGCAATTACTATCACAGCTTTCAGTTCGGGGCTATATGTTATTTATAAATTTATTAGAGCTAAATATGTATCATATGATACTAAACCCATTCACTATTGGCTAGACAAACCAACTAAAATAAAGAAAAGATATAAAACTTTTAAAAAGCATAAGCTAAATAAGCGAAATAAACTAACCAAAATAACTAAAATAAGTGTTCTAAATAATAGAAGTAAAAGCCAACTATCTTATGCTAAATATGGTAAGTTAAATAGACATAGTATAAAATATTAATTGACTTCTTATAAATAAAGGTTATACTAGATATATGAGTGAATATACTGATAAGAATTTCTCCTTAGAAGATTGGAGATTGATTCAAGATTCTATATTAGAAAATATATCATATCTTAAGTCAGCTCAAAAGTGGGGCTATGAACAAGAGGTTGAGCGTCTAGAGGTTATGTTAAAAAGAGTTCGTCCTCATACATTAACAGAAAAGGTTTAAATAATATGTTTTTAATTGTAACTGAAAATTTAATTGGAACTCGCGAAATAAGGATGATTGGATTAGGAATTGTTATTGGCATTATGTATTATAGTGTTAATTATGTTTGTTCTATGTTGTATGATAATGGATGTGATATCTTTGGTAAGTTTAATAAAAAGAAAAAGAATAGTAAAAAGAAGTTGCGTTAATTAGAATATCGGTTATGCTCTTTATATGAGCAAAACATCTAAATCAAAAAAAATCAAGATGCCAAAGATGGATGACATCATGGCACAAATTAAAGCAGACCAACTAAAGAAAAAAGATAAAGTAAAGTATCATTCTAATCTGTTATTCGATACTCTAGCACAAACAAAAGTCTCTTCTATTGAAGTATCTTTTGAAGGTTGCGGAGACTCTGGACAAATCGAAGCAGTAGATTATACAGACGCTAATAGCAAGCGCATAGACGAAGCATATCTTAATAAGATTATTGTTAAGGGTTCAGAGAAAACATCCTATCACCAATGGGACGAAAAGAAAAAAATGCTGGTCAAGACAGAGCCAAGAGAAGGAAATATTAGAGAGATCGTTGAAGAGATATGCTATGATAAGTTAGGTGCAAGCCACGGCGGTTGGGAAATCAACGAAGGTAGCTACGGAACATTCCTCTTTGATGTTGCGGCTCGCAAGGTGAGTCTGGAATACAATCAGAGGATAGAGGAGGTTCGGACTAGTGAGGAGAGTTTCTAATGGCTAATCCATATCACCATTCATTATCGTCAGCAAAGAAGTGGGGTGGTTCAGCAGAAGATTACCAGAAGATTCACGATTGGTTTGATGAGAGTAAGATGATGATGGCAGACTTTCGCCATCGTGCCTTACGACATCACGCCGAAGGTATCTTTATGTGTGAGAGGATATTTGGTAACACCATCACACTATCTAATGGTAAAAAGATTCCTACTAGATGGGTTGGCGAACAGCACATAGCAGAGGACTTGGGATTCATTCCATCTATGCAAGATTGGCTTAAACATATTATGCCAGAACCTTGGATGGGCAAGACCAAGAAACTTGACATTGAGAAACAATTAGCGTAAGGTAACACTATGAAAAAAATCCTTATCTTAATATTAAGTTTATTTATTATAACCCCAGTGTATGCTCATAAAAAAACATATACTAATAAACAAAACAAGTTCTTTCATGGTGGTGGCTTAAAAAAGAAGAAGCATAAAAATTAGTTTGGTCATCGGTTGTTGCTTCCGTTAATAGCAAATCGTTTGGAAGTACCGAATAACTTCCACTATTTTTATTTTTTTGTTCTACAATCTGTTGTATTTGATGTATAATAGAGCATATGAGCAAGAAACAAATGGAGAAAGAACTAAACTATGGTGATTGTAATAATCTTTTCTGTTTTTGTAGTAGTATTCTTAAAGAAGTTATGGGAATAAAAGTTGACAAGAAAGAGAATTCAAAGTAATATAGTAATAGTAGAAGGCACACTCTTATTGCTAGAGAGTGCAAAGAAAGTTCGGTAGGGTTGATCTCCTAAAGAACTTTAGTTCCTTCTACGAAACTTTCGCACCTCGATCAAGGGTTGGCTGTAGTAGATATTGCGAAATAATTCTACTACCATAAACCTCTTGAGCGTTTGTTGGTATCGCTGAAACCAATATTCTTTTCTTTACTTATTTTTAATTTAGGTTATATTTAATAAATGAACAGCACATATAAATACATCTCAGATTATGTAAGTAAACCCACACAGTTTTGTTATTTATTAGATTATGTTACTAATGAAAATTCTTATTTGTTTGATGTCGATGGAAATAACAAAGATGTAAAGAAGAAGGTGTGGATTGCTAAACAAATCTATCCACATGTCAGTCCTCCTCAAACTACTTATTTCAGAACACTCAAAGAAGCAAAAGCCGCATTAAAGAGATGGGATGCGAAGTGGGAAAGAGTTTGACTAAATAATAATCTAAGTTATATTTAACTTATGACTAAAACATTCAAGATAGGTGAGTATGCAGTAGGAGGAACGATCAGAGTATCTATTCCTAAAACATTAACTACTATTAAGATAGATGTTATTGATAGTAATTTCAAGACTAAGAAGTTACTTAATCAGTATATTTATTATAGCTTTGATAGAAATAGAATAGACCGAGACTTATTTCAAATAACAAGTAGCTATTGGACTGATAAGATATTAGAGTATATATCTAAAACTATGAAGCAATCAGGTGAGTGGATAGGAAACTATCACAATCCTCGTCTCTTCTTAGATAGAGCAATTTAGTTTGACAATAAATAAAAAAGGAGTATATTAAAAGTATGAACCCAACAGAACCAATCACAAAAAAATTCACAATCAAGATGCAACGCAACCAAATCGCCGAGGTGGACATCGAGGTGGAGGCCACATCAGAGGAAGAAGCCTCGGATAAAGCCTTGGAACTCGCAGAGAATTGCTCCGATGGTAATGGCTTTATGCTCGACTGGGATGAGGTTGATTACAACTTTGAAGTTGTAGAGATCGAACCCGAAGAGGAAGATGAAGATGAAGCAAGCTGAAGCTATTTGCAAAGAAATCCATGATAGGATTGTAGAATATAAAGGTCTGCAAGTGGAACACAACAATGATCAAAAAGCTATGGATGAATTAGAGAGTGCAATTATTGAACTTCAATCTGTATTAGAGTGGGCAAATGAATAGCTTTGAACTTTGGAAGAATGAGGATATGGGAATGCCAGAAGCAGTAATAAATACAGACTCATATACCGACGCATTAGAGAAGGTATTACATAACTTAGGTTATTATATTATAGCTCAAAAGAAACCTGTGATATCATTTGATGAATTATTATTTGTTAGAAGTGAAATAGCTGCTCGCCTTGGGCGGGGTAGATAAAGACCACGAAACTCTTCCATATTCAGCCAGACTTACATATGGATACGAAACTCTTCCATATATCCTCCAGCCTTACATATGGACTGTTTAGATATCCCAATCGGGAAATATTAGCTTAAATAATCTAATTATAGTTAAATAAATACTGATCGGGAATGAACTGTCAAGGATCTCTTGATAGTTGTGCGGCGAATAAATATGCTATTCACCGCATTTGTCCATGAAATAAGGTCTAATCCCATATAATTCGATGGTATTAAAAGACTCCACAAAACATTGCGCTTTATGATATGATATGATCTGTCATAATATGCCAGTTGAGTACTTAAGGATTTCTTAATAGCTAAATAAGAAAAGATTAAATAACAAATAGTACCAGAATAAATACCCATATATGCCAGATTAAACCTTTAATAAGAAAAGCCGTTATTAAAGTTTAGTTATCATTTTCGTGAGGTCACGAATATGATCGGTTGACTTATGCTTGACTAACCCCTCATGATTCTGGAAACGGATTCCAAAAACGGCAGGGGTCAAACATGTATATAAAACCAGTAAATAGTAACATGAACTATAAGACATGTATACAAAACAAAGAAATTGAGACATGAGTTATATATTGACATAATTTTAATTTATTGTATTATCAGATTATGAAGTTAATTAATAGAACATTCCTATGCTCTGAGAAACTAAAAGAAATTATTAAATGGTGCATGCCAGAAGGAGTATTCCTTAAAGATATCCGAAAGATAGATTTTGGCAATACTAAAAGGGGTTGGCATGGCAGAGCATGGGGAAGTATGAGAGTGCATGTGGGAGTTCCAGAATATAAAAAGTATGTTAGAGTATACAAGAGTGGTGGATTCAGAGGCTATTTAAGTATACATACATATAGCTGGGAAGAATCATTAATTGAATTAATATCACATGAATTAAGACACCTATATCAATTTAAAAAAGGTAAGTTTTATCATGGTATTAAAAAGATAAGAAAATATAATATTGGCACTAAAGCTAAATTATGTGAAGTAGATGCTAGTTTATATGCTAAGAGGAAAGTAAGAGAGTATAGAAAGAGTAAGTTGAATTATATTATTAATTGATGGTTGTAAATTATTGAGTATTAAGGAGTTACATACGCGGCCTCCCTCGCGCCGCAAGTCGTTGATGGTCAAGGTGTTATAGATGAGAATATATTTTTACGATTTCCTATAAAGCATTAGCAGGTAGTATCTTATGATAGTAAAAAAGTTCTTGTCACAGATTAAAAGTGTGGTATGATTACTATATGGCAAGAACAACTAAACCAAGCTCAAGTGAATATGATTTTGATATTCATCAAGAGCCACTCCTCACAACAGACGGCAAGAGGACAGGATACTTCGGAATGGTGCGCCGTGACACCGCCGAACCCATAACACTCGGAGTTTGCACCGAGCAGTATGGTGTGGTGAAGAATGCAGACATGATCAGCATGGTGGAAGAATCGCTCACTAATCAAGGGCTTGGCGAGTATACTCGCAAGGCTATTGTGGTGCGTGATGGTGCTCGCTTTTATGCGAGCTATGACTTCCCTGAGTTCAAGACTGAGCTCAAGCCAGTTGGTAAGCGAGCAAAGGGTGATATCCTTGGTCTGCGCCTCACAGCTAACAACAGCTATGATCGCAGTTGCAGGGTATCGTTCTCGCTTGGGTTCATTCGTTTGGTTTGCACAAACGGAATGACCTCACTATCGAAGGAGTTCGGATTCACTAAGCGTCACACGCTTGCGGTGAATCTTGACTTCGTTGGTGACGCATTGAAGAATGCTCTCGCCAATGTCGATAAGAGCGCAAATGTGTTCAATCGTCTTGCTGAAAAGGCGATCACTGATGAGCAGGGTTTGACCTTGCTCACCAAGCTCGAAGAGAAGGATTACATCTCTGGCAAGGTGCGTGAAGGCATCGAAGCAGTTTGGCGTAATCCGTCCTACGAGTTGGACACTGATCGCAACTTGTACAACCTCTACAATGCCACTACGCAGTTCCTAACTCGTAATGTCGCTGAAGAGCGTTATGAGTATAGCGAGAGGGTTAGCCGTGACTTGCTGAAGGTATTCAGCGGAGCCACTCGTGACGAAGACTTGCTCAAGCTAGTCTCCTAAACTAAAACGAAACTTTAACAGAGTGCGAGGGTTAATCCCCTCGCATTCTTTTTGTCTAAATCTAATGAATTATAAGTCCTTAACTATCAACGAGTTGCGTCGGCAGGGAGGTTGCGTTTGCAAGTCCTTGATATACAATGAGATATATCGCTTGACTTTTTATTCTATTATGTTATAGTTATGAGATGAAAGCAAAACATAAAGTATATTATAATCTACATAAAAAATGTTTGTCTATTATGCTTCGTGGAAAAGTATTAGAGCATAGCACAGAATTCTTTTTGAAAGATGTAGAATTTAGAGTGAGTCAAGCAGGGCGTTCCAGGGTTTTAAAAGAGCAAAGAAAGAATGTTCACGCTTTTGTATGTGGTACTCCAGATGATGGTTGGCCAGTAGATCAAGTAGAAAGAAAAGTTACCTATAATCCTTATAAGTATAATAGCTTTGTTTATGCTGATAACCTTGAGCCAGTATACAAAGCAAAGTGGGTTGGAGTAATTAATCGTGATATATTTGTCTTGAATTAAAAAGAAAGTATAGTATAATCTTTAAATGGAAAAGATAACTAAAATCAAAAAACTCGCTGAAGGTGGCTATGCTATTTATAGCGTAGACCCCAAAACTAAAAGTGAAATGCAAGTTGGTTATATTGGAGACAAACTCGACATCAAGGGTTGGCTTCCAGAAGGAGTAAAAATTGAAAATTCTTGAAGATAATTTTAACAGCAAAGGATTTAATCTTTCCTTGCTCAAGCGAGAAGGAGATGTTGCAATCTATAAAAAGACATTAGAAGATTCTGAGTCAGGCGAAAGCAACTTTGAAGTAATCGCAATTAAGCGTCACAATGGTTATGAGATTGCAGGAATCAAAATGCCTCCAGCAGAGATGTATCCTTCCAACACTCAATGGGGAGATTGGGCTTATACTTGTACTAGCAGAGAAGATGCAGACAAGCGTTTCATTCAACTCACAGACAAACTAACAAACTACACCGCAACTTCTGTTCTAGCTAGTGGCGAGAAGCGTAAGCGTGGTCGTCCTCGGAAGAGCAATATTCTTCCAGCACCTCCAGCAGAAATTCACTTGACAGAAAATCAAATGGAGGTAGTATAAGGTTATGACATACAAATGTTCAGTAAGCGGTGAAGCAATTTCACCAGAGAGAGTCGAGGCTCTGAAAGTCCTTGGCGTTCCAGAAAGTAAATGGACAAACATCAAACATAGTCAAGTAAAGAAACTTAGGGGAGTATATGCTGGTGACGATGGCAGTAATGATATTGTTATCTGTGACGCAGTAGATGGTGGCTCATTATTTGACAATTCAGTTGTAGTCGAGGAGGTAGAATGAAAGATAAATTTTATTCAGTTTATAGAGTAGATCATCGTGGAGACACAAATCCTTATGTTCGTGTGAGTGAATTCACTTACAAGAATGAAAATGATAGCTCAAAGGAAATTGCTTATTGGCAAGAAATCCTAAAGCGTTTCCCAGATGGTACAAAAGTTATCGTTAAGTAACTTCGGAGGCTGACACTAATGCTAGAGTCGTCTAACTGGTTAAGACCCACGACTTATATTCGTGAAGCTCTAGATTTGAGCGCAATGTAGGTTCGAATCCTACCTCTAGTAAGTTACTGATAGTCAACGAGATTCTTTTATTGACAAAAACTCAAGTTGTGGTATTCTTACATTATGACAAAACAAAAAGCACCATTCTATGTGATGAATGTGTTCGGCCAAGACCGAGCCGTTATCCTAAACTCAGCAATCCGTATGTGTACGCCCAAGGAAACCTGCTCACTCAAAGACTTGGAGAATTATTCCAAGGCTTTTGCAGTAGAGTTTTTCCAAGTGCCGAAACCTTCTAGCTTTCCTTCTAAAGTGGGGCAAGTAGTTTAAAGGTGAAACAGAGAACTCATAATTCTCCTAGTGCTGGTTCGAGTCCAGCCTTGCCCACTCTGCTTACTTCTCCGTGTGCTGAATGGATGCTTAACTCTTATAGCAAACACGCAGAATTAACAGAACAAGACATCAAAGACTACTTTACCAACAAAGAAAGGCTTGCACTAAAAAGGGTCGTTAACTCAATGGTAGAGTAGTTCCCTTTTAAGGAATTTGTTATAGGTTCAAGTCCTATACGACCCAAAACAACTCTTGACAAACAACAAAGAAAGTATAATATAAAACTATGACATTAATCAAACAAAATCTTGGAGCACAATGGGTTATTGGTATCAAAGGCAAACCAGATAAAATTAAACAATATCACAACCGCATATATAATTGGGGTGGAACAAATGGTAATCTTAAATGGATGAGTAATAACTTTGCTTATTTTTGGATTACAATGGAGAAACTAGAACGAGTTATGTTTAAGTATATGTCCAGCGGAATGACAAACAAACTTGGTAAAAGGTTTAGAGGTTCAAAGAGTGGATTCAAGAATGTTATTCTTAACAGAGTTAAAAATACTATTAACAACATTAAAGTAGAAAACTTTTTAAGAACAGCACAAGAGCAAGACTTCTATTCTCTTGGCACAATCTCTGCTGAAAAATTAGATACGGATAGTTAATCTATTCGCCTAGTAGCCCAATGGCAGAGGCAAACGACTTAAAATCGTTCAAGTGTCAGTTCGAGTCTGACTTAGGCGAAGTTTTATTGTTCCTATAACTCAATTGGATAGAGTAACAGATTTCTAATCTGTAAGTTGCAGGTTCGATCCCTGCTAGGAGCAAGTTTTACGAATTATTTTCTCTAAATAATAATTAAGATGTAAGCCAGTATGTGAATAAGTTTTTTGTTAAATACTTTCCAGAATTTTTAATTTTAAGTATCATATTAGTAATTAGCTCAAGCGCAATAGAATCATTAATCAAAATAGTGATTGCACACATTAAATAATTTAGATAAACGCCAGTTATACATTATCATATATAATGCAAGAACCAACTTCTGTAGAAGAACTAATAAAAAAGCATAGAGAAATTCCCGCTTATTCTGAAATAGATAATAAAATTTATATACAAGATTTTCATGGACTCAATACCTTAAATAAGAAATATAACTTATTAAGCCACAATTATGAATTGCATAATTATTTTAGATCTTATGAATTGATAATGGAAAGCAGAAGTAATCCTGAAAAGATGAATGAACTATTAGGGTCTATAGATATGAGTTCTATGGAAAGTGTTTTGAAATTTCAAGAAAGCCTAACCTCTTATGATAAATACATTAGTTTAATTAAAGTACATATCAAGAAAGAAAATTTACCAGAAGAGTTTAAAAATAAAAGTATTATACTTGTGCATGCTGGTAAAATGCATCATATTTGTAATTAAGTAAGATACATTACACATATAAAAAAATTTTACTCAAATATCTAATAGGATTACATAAATACTTGAATTATAATATAATATATTGTAATATATAGTAGATATGAAACACGAAAACAGAATAAGCAAAATATTAGAAAAGAAAATTTTAAAGGACGAAGATCCTAAACTTATATCTGAAATAGAAAGATACTTAGCTGGTTTAGAAATACATTATAGCAAATGGGCAAAAGCTCATCCTAATTGGAAAGAATCAGAAGAATAAACAACCCTCGTAAGTCCTTACCTATCAAGGATTTACAAAAGCAACCTCCCTCGCGCTGTAAGTCGTTGACCATCAACGAGATTTAACTAAAGATTTTTCTTGTGGAAAAACAAAGGTATGGTATATTTAAGTATGAACAAAATCAAAATCGCAATCATATACGCAACCTCATATCTGAAACACTTCGTCCTTTTCCTCTTGGGGCAAAGGTATTTAATCGAATACAAACCTTATGGCGGTGAAGAAGCCTTCACTTACATTATCAGCAAGCCTAGCTCTTTTAAGGTGAGCAAAGCTGGCAACAAGCTCTTCACGAGTTTCTGCTTCTCTGGTCGTATGGATTCTGGCGTGAAGCAATTCCGCTATGATCGTATCGCTGGTGGTCTCTCGCCAGTCTAACAACAGAGAGATTAGGGGGTTATTATTAGCCTCCTAGTTTAACATATAGAAAGGGCGAGGAGAAATCCTCGCCTTTTTTATTTGACTTATAGTTTAGTTATGGTACTATACAGATAGTTCTTTTCTATTATTCGATGGATCGGCGTGGTAGCTGTGAGTTTGCAATAACAACTCAGTAGAAACTGGAGACACGCAACAGAAACAACTTTAGGAGACTATCATCCAAAGATTTCTGTCTGAGCCGAAAGGCGTAGACGAGTTGGGGTAGCGTCCAACACCATCGAGTATAGTTTATATTTTATTGCGCCACTTGTCTCTGTGGAAACAAACCCAACTTAATAAAGCTTTTTCAAAACCAATATCATGTCCTGCTTTTTCACTTTCAATCCATTTGTGCTTTAAGATTTCTTCTCTTTCGCTCAAGAAGTTTTTATATAATAATGAATGACTTAATATACGATCCATATCTTGTTTAATATTATCACTCATATAATAAACTGCAAACTATATTACACAAAGTTTTTTATAGTATGTAAGTTATTCATCATTAACGAGTTACGCAAGCAACCTCCCTGCAGTTGCAAGTCCTTGATGGTCAATGAGATTTAAATTGAATATTATTTTGACATAAAGTAAATTTCTGATATATTTAAGCTATGAAAGTAAACGAAATTATCACAGAAAAGTTTATCGAAGCCCTCAACAAAGGCGTATGCCCTTGGCAGAAACCTTGGAAAGTATTTGAGATTTGTAATGGCGTTTCAAAGAAGAATTATAGAGGCATCAATCAATTTTTGCTTCGGATGGTTTCCTCTGACGATTTCTTTTTTACATTTAATCAAATCAAGGAACTAGGTGGCAGGATTAAAACTGGCGCTAAGGCTCACATGGTAGTCTATTACAAACTATTAAAGACAGAAGCTAAGAATGAATTGACCAGAACTTTCCCGATGATGAGATATTATAAAGTTTTCGGGTTGAGCGATGTCGAGGGAATCAAATGGAAGCAACCAGAGACTCCTAAGTTAGAATTTTCGCCAATAGAAGAAGCAGAGAAGTTGATTAACAAGTGTGTGATTCAGATTAAGTATGGTGGTAGTCGTGCCTGTTACTATCCACAAGATCACAAGATTGATTTGCCTCTCAAAGAAAACTTCAACAGCGTTGAGGAGTACTACTCCACAGCATTTCACGAGATTGGTCACGCTATGCATAAAAGCACAAGTGACGATATCAAAAATGGTTTCGGTTCTCAGAATTATAGCAAAGAAGAATTGACCGCAGAGATTTTTGCTAGCCTCTGTCTTAACTTCTGCGGAATTGATTCTGAAAAATGTTTCAACAATTCTGCCAGCTATCTCTCCAACTGGCTGGGAGTATTAAAGAAAGACATGAACTTTATTATCTCAGCTTCTAGCAAAGCACAAAAAAGATTTGATGCTTTCCTCGATAAAAAAGATAACGAAGAATTACATATGAATTATTAAGAGTTGCAAGTGCTTAAGTATTAAAGACTTACGCAAGCTGGGTCCCTGTGGTTGCAAGTCGTTGACTATCAGCGAGATTTAAATGGTAAAAAAACTTGTATCAAACTTAATTTATGTTAAACTTTCTTATGTTCAAAAACAAAAAACAAGCAGAAGAGATTGTCGGAACACTCTCAAAACCTTCGAAGATGCCAGGATTTGCGTATTCAACACCAGCAAAGCGTTGTCAGATTGGTATGAAAATGCGTGGAGTTGTTGGCAGTATGTGTGCGTTTTGCTATGCGTTGAAAGGGCGTTATGTTTTCCCTAATGTTGTGAAAGCTATGGAACGGCGTTTTGCTTCACTTACTCACGATCTTTGGGTGGAAGCTATGACATATCTTATCGGAAAGGTTAAGAATCCTTATTTTCGCTGGCACGATTCAGGAGACATCCAAGGCGTTTGGCATCTTCAAAAGATTGTGCAAGTCGCTAAAAACTTACCTAATGTTAATTTTTGGCTACCCACGAGAGAATACTCCTATGTTTCATCTTATATATCAGAGGGTGGAGAAGTGCCTAGCAATCTTACCATTCGCCTCTCTGCTCTGATGATGGATGGAGTTGCACCCGTTGGAATTGCTCAACGCCTTAACTTATGCGTAAGTGGTGCGAGCAAGTTAGGTAATTTTAATTGTCCTAGCTCTAAGCAAGGGAACAAGTGTGGAGATTGTCGCAAGTGTTGGGATAAAAATGAGTTTGCAATTAACTACAAAAAGCATTAAGATGTACCAATGGACATTATTCTTCCGATTGTTTTATTCTTAATTATTATTATATTTATTAAAGGATTACAAAAATGAAAATTGAAAACATATTAAAAGAAAACTTAGAATCTTTTTATCCTTGGAGCGATAACGACACTCCTCCACTCGATACCAATAAGAAAACTTTTGTAGAAAAAGAAAAAGAAACTTTAGAAGATTTCGAGGGTTGGCGAGCTTGTATGTAAAAAACTTGTTGTTGTAAGTCGTTGACCATTAACGATTTACAGCCGCAGGGAGGTTGGATCTGTAAGTCGTTGATACTCAGCAACTTAGCGACGCTCTATCATTGACCTAATCAAAGCATAAATTAATTGCACAAAAACCAAACCAAGATAAGCGTATAGGCACATTAAAAATGTTTGCATATTTTATTCTCCACAAATTGCTGAATCGCCAAAGTAACCATAGTCTTCATCTGTGCCCCAGCCAGCAGAAGCCATAGCTGAATCGTGGTCGCCATCCATCGACTCATCAGGCCTATCATCAGGTTCAGAAGAACCAATGATAAGAGGATCACTTTGCTCAGAGTCAGAACGATGCACGATATTGTTGGCCATATTCTCCTCACGAATACCTTTCAAGATATCACGCACATCTAGCACACCCAGACCATTCTGGCTCATCCATTCCTTGAGAGAAGCTTTGTAGTCCATATTAGACAACCTCCACAAGAGTTTCGGAATTAGAATAAGTTCCATTCAACGCATCCAGCATAGCGTTGATTTCAGTATTGGAGTTGAGGTAGTCGAAGAACGCATTTGCGTCAGCATAAACTTCCTCGCAGGTTTCCGTCGCTAGGGATGTAATTTCGTTTCTCATACTTAGAATATATCACAGATTAGATTTAGAACAAGGTTTATTTTCATAAAAAGCAGATAGAAGAATCTCTAATAGTAAATAGGAAATAGTCTAATAACAAATAGCCCCGATCTTTCTGCTTCATTCAGTTTTTGCTCTAAAATCAGTTCGTGTAAGTCGTTGATGGTCAAGCACTTGCGCGCCCACCCTCCCTGCGCTTGTAAGTCGTTGATACTCAGGCTCTTACAAGAGGTCTCTGAGATTCAAACAACTCGCAGAAAGATAGTAGAAAAATCTTTCACGCAAAAAGTTTTTCCTCTCACCATTTTTCACGGCAAGTCTATAAGTTTTTTTGTTTAATTTAAAAAGTATATTTTTCATTTAACTCTCGCCCATATCGCGCATATGGTCAGAATCAAGTTCTGCTTGAGTTTCTAAAGCTCGCTCCATAGCTTGATCATCCAACATTTTTTTTGCCCATATGTTTAATGTTTTTTGGTCATCGAATATATCATACATCATTTTATTTAGTCTCCTTTGTAGTCTGAAGTTGCGTTGAAGTCTCCGATGAAACTCATCGTGCCGTTTTTGCGTTCTTCACATTCTTTAAGAAGAGCAGGAGTCATTTCGACTTCGGTCACTTCATCGTAAAAAGCTATTACGCTTCCAACTCCAGAGATTCTGGAAAGGCATTTTTTGTTAGAGGTTGAATTGAGCATTTCGCAGATTGCGATATGGTTTTTGATTTGGTAGTATTTTCCTACTACGAGGGATTCGATTGTGTTTTTCATTTCTTTATCTTTCATACTATTTAGTTTATCACAGATTGAGTTTTTTGCAAGGTATTTCTTTGAGTTAAATCTCATTGAGCATCAACGGGATACAAACCCTTACGCATATAAATGGTTGTCCATTTACCTTTATCCTCGCCTTCGAGGATTTCAGCAGTTGCAGTTTTTGTTTTCCAACCAATAGTGGAAGGGAAAAGTTTCACGAGTAATTTCTCGTGGCCATATCTGTATATGTTTTTATTTTCGTATAGTTCAGGATTTATTTGTATATTCATTTTATTTATTCTTTCTTTCGTTTTCATTTCTTATCTTGTTATAAGTATAGTTTAGCATATTCCAGAGAAAACGCAACAAAAATCTTCATTTAAATTTCATTGATGGACAACGAGTTACAGCCGCAGGGAGGTTGGTGCCGTAAGTCGTTGACTTATAACAATTTAGAGTTTATGCGTTCATTCAGTTTTTGTCTCAAGATCAGTTCTGATCTTTCGCTTTCAGTCATGTTTTGTCATAAGATCGAACATCTATAAGTCTTTGACTATTAAGAACTTACACAAGAGCCCTCCCTGCGCTTGTAAGTTGTTGATGGGTAAGCACTTATAATTGGTCAAAAAAGACAAAAAAAATCTGTGAAGTTTTTTTCACAGATTCTTGCACCGAATCTTTATGCAAAAGGTTTTAGCTTTCGCGGTTTTTCTACATTTTATTTAGCCTTTGGACCCCAACGCTTTTTAGCAAGTGCTAACTGTTTATCAAGTTTCGCTAAGGCTTTAGCCTTAACATAGTCTGGATTTTGAAGTTTCCAATCAGCCCAACTCTTTTTGAGTCTAGACCACTTTTGGTTATTATTTTCCCAACGCTGTAATTCCCATTCTTGGGAAGTTTGTTTTTTATTCATTTCATTATTCATTTTATTTACTTTCTGGATACAAGGTCAACCGCAATGCGATTAATTCAATTAGAATCCGTTTTTCGTTTTGAAGGTTAAGAATCAAGATTTCATTTTTGATTCGTTTAATTTCTTTTTTTAGTTGATGTTGATTCATTTATTTATTTTCCTTTACTAGTTTAGCATTGTTAAGGTTGATAGTTCCAACCTTATCTTTATCTATACCTTCAAGGAAGGTTACAACCGCAGTATTTGCAGAAGTTTTATAAGAAACTTTTACTAAAGTTCCTTCGTAAAGGTATATTTCACCAAAGTATGTTGGTGTATTGTTAGAGTTAGTTATGATGGATTCAGTACTATCCATATTTTTTCGCATATTTTCACGCATTTGTCTGCGGTGAAAATTCCAATTTATCATTCTATGAGTCATTTTATTTATTTTCTTTCTTTGTTATTTCTTATCTTGTTATAGTTATAGTTTAGCATATTTCAGCCGAATTGCAAGCGATTTCTTCAATTTGTTTTTCGTTGACCATCATACAGTTATGATGAGCGAGTGAAACTTTTTGTTGATATTTCTCAAAAATTTGGTCAATTCTTTTTGCAGTTTCTTCATTTGCTTTTTTCATATCAGCGGAGACTTTTTCAAGGTTTGCGATTAGGATTTCATACTTGGTTAATTTCTTATTCATAGATACAGTTTAGCATATTTCAGAAGAAATGCAACATATTTCTTCATTTAAATCTCGTTCACCATCAACGAGTTACAGCTGCAGGGAGGTCGCTTTTGTAAGTCGTTAATGATTAAGGATTTAGGTTTTTTGCTTTTATTCAGTTTGTGCCGTAAGATCAGCCAGAAATCGGATTCGAACCGATGACCTACGGTTTACAAAACCGTTGCACTACCGCTGTGCTATTCTGGCAAAATTATATTTTAATTATTGGTGTGATAATCGTAACCACCAGCCTTGTAAAGCCACCAAACGAAAGTATTTTCTTCGTAAGGATTGTTGAACTTTTCCCATCCTTCATCATTGAATCCATCATTGTAAGCTTTGAATTCAGAAAGATCCCATTTCTTTGATTCTCCAAATTGCATCCATTCTTTTTGGTTCATTATTTTATTTATTTCATTTTCCAAGGTTTCAACATCTGAATTGATTTCTAATTTCATGTTTTTATTCTATCATATTTTTAACTTATCGCAAGATATTTCTTCATTTAAATCTCGTTCACCATCAACGAGTTACAGCCGCAGGGAGGTCGCTTTTGTAAGTCGTTGTGTTAGAACAACTTACATCAGCTTATTTTTAGAACGCTGTAAAAGTCATTTGCGTAGATTCATCTAAAGTATTTTGAGAAGGCTTAAAGAAGATAACTTGGTTATTTATTTTATCTATTGAAACTCCTTTTGGCAAAGATGAGAAGTTTCCTTCGTCATCCGTTCCGATGACCAAAGCTTTTCCAGCAAAAGGTTGAGAGTGAAGCCCAAACTTAAAGTAAGCTTGAGATTCTTTGTCTTTCAACAAACCTTCGTCATCTAAAACCATATCAATTCCATCTTGTAGATTTGTTATGGTAATTATATTACAACCTAGCAAAGAATAGATTGTTTGAAGTTTAGTATCTACTAAAGTGACATTTAGTATAGTTTCGGTGAATGGGTCAATGAGGATTGCTTTGATCATATTTTTATTTTCTTTCTTTATTTGTAGGTTACGAAGTTTTGATTTTCTTTTCTCAGTTCGATTGTTGGAGGCATATCTGCCATAGGTGCACCATTTACAACACCATTCAGAATCTCAAGAGTTTGGTGAGTTTGTTTTCCCATTGTATAGATGAGAAAAAACCCATAGGCAAAAAGCCCAAGGATAAAGATTCCGTGCATTGTTTTTTCAGTTATTGTTTTATTCATAGATTTATTCTATCACATTTTAGGATTATCACAAGATATTTTTACATTTAAATTTCATTGACCATCAACAAGTTGCAGCTGCAGGGAGGAGGCTTATATAAGTAGTTGATATATAGAGACTTAGATTATATGCGTTCATTCATGTTTTGTCCTAAGATCGTTTTCGATCTTTTGCCTTTCATCAGTTTTGTCGCTAAGATCGAGCATGCCTAAGTCGTTAGCTATTAGGCACTTACGGAAGCGCCCTCCCTGCATGCGTAAGTCCTTGATAGGCAGGCACTTACATGCAGTAGGCTAGCTTATCGCTACAGCTTGTAGAACTTATGGTGCTGTATGACTGCTACCAGCTTAGTGTCCTTAGCCCACTTAGGCGAGACGCTCACAGCGTGGTAGTGATTAGCACCCTTGACGATGTCGGGCATCTGCTTGTGCAGTACAAGGTCAGCAAGATACAGAGCATCCTTGCCTTGTCTAGTAGCTAGTAGCTTACGCTTGGATGACTCACTCACCTTACCATTCCAGAAGCTGAACTGCTTAGGTGATAGGCACACCTGCATAGGTGTCTGCTTGCGCTGTATGGTGCGTGTCTGTATGACACTAGCAACACCAGCCATACCCTCGAAGCCCTCGCCTCTCGCCTCGCCTAGTAAGGTCAACGCTATGATGAGTAGTTCAGCGGTCATACTATTACTCTCTCCCACTACTTACTGCACCGCAGTAATCAGAAGGTTTCTCTGCTGTGATCGTGCCGAATCCGTAGGTATCGTTAGAGACAGAGGTACGAAGGAATCGCCCATCAATGATGTTGTCGAATTGACCTTGTGCCTTGATCTTCGCAAGGCTCATCAATCCACCCTTCATTCCCTTTGCGTTTATCTTGTTGCATAGGGAGTGTAGAGCAATCTTGACGAGAGCGTGTAAGACTGCATCGGGTTGAGCGTAGAAGTAAAACGCTTTGCCGTTGCCCATATCGTGCAACTGCCCATTAGTCGCACCCCAGTTGTATAGGGCATTGTGGAATGAGGTAATGCGACCCTTGCCACCTTCCAAGAGGAAAGCAGTCGTTTCGCCGAATGATTGTTTGGTGATGTTTAGTTGGTTTTTCATAGTGTGTATATTATCCTTTTCGATTGGTTTCGTCAATGGTTATTTTCTGAGTTACTCGCAAGCGTGGCTGAGATCGCTAGGCTCATAGATTTTCAGCATCTCCTCACGCTTCGAAGAATACGCTTCAGAGACTTTTAGGAAAGACTCACAAGCCTTAGCGTGATTCGCAGAGGCTTTTTCGAGGTTAGCGAGGAGGGTTTCGAACTTACTTAATTTATTTTTCATACAAGTAGTCTATCATATTAGAGAAAAAAAACAACATATTTCTTCATTTAAATTTCACTGACCATCAACGAGTTACGACGCAAGGGAGGGCTCTCTCCTAAGTCTTTGATAGTCAAGCGTGTGATCTTTTGCTTTCATTCAGGTTTTGTCGCAAGATCGATTACGATCTTTAGCCTTCCTTCATGTTTTGTCCTAAGATCGACACAGAATAGCTTATTGATTATCAATGACTTGCGTAACAACCCCCCTATTTTTGAAAAAAACTGACTGAAGCTAATGCTAAATGGTGCGAGGGGGTATCAACATCATTCTCCCCATAACAATAAAAGTATTATTATATATAGGTTATACTCTACCTTTATTTTAAAATCATTTTAAAACAACTATAAGCTAGAATCTTTTCAAATTAAAAAAATCCACGGGGCTATTTATTTATATAACCCTTTTTATATATATTAAAAAACATACTATAGTGTAATAACAATTACTATGAAAATGAATTTAAAAGCAATAACACTAACAGTTATACTAGGTAGTTTACTCTACTTATTATCTCACTATAAAAACAATAAAACAGAAATTATAACTAACCAAAAGGATCAAACAAAAATCATTGATAAAAAGCCCTCAGAATTAGCCGCGCCCAAGGTTTATATTTCTACTTTGCCCCAAAATGGATTAGAGGTAGGAGGGAATTGGAAAAGTAGATGATAAAACATATAAAAGATATAGTTCAAGGCAAAGCTAAAATTGGAGATGGTAGATCTTCTCAATGGCCCACTATAAGAAAAAAACATTTAAAAAATCAACCAAAATGCGCAGTTTGTGGTGGTGATAAAACTTTAGAAGTTCATCATATAAAACCATTTAATGAACATCCAGAATTAGAATTAGATTTAAATAATCTTATAACTCTATGTGAAAGCAAAAATAATGGTGTTACTTGTCATCTTTTATTTGGTCATTTAGGTAACTATAAAACTATTAATCCAAATGTATTAGAAGATGTAGCTATTTGGTTTAAAAAAATAACAGAAAGATCATAATATGATTATCCCCGCCCAAAACCTTTTAGTTCCATTCTCAAATCAACCAAGACTACCTAAAAATTTCGTTATATCAGACTTAAACTACTTATGCCCAACAATAGAAACAGTAACAAATATAATATATCCAGCTTATGTTTGGTGGCTTAGATCTTTAAAGTTAACCAAATGGACTCATAAATGGGATTGTGACAATTTTGCTGACGCTTTTAAGCTCTACTCATGTGGATATCATTATCAAAATTTGCAAGACGAAGCAGAGGGCATAGGTATTGGAGTTATTAACTATATGGCTAATAGCAAAGCAGAAGATGGCTTAAAAGGTGGCCATGCTATCAATATTATTTATGCTCAAAACAATAAAAACGATGATAATATAAGCGATTTTGATGTATATTTCCTTGAGCCTCAAAATGGCAAGCTATACTCTCTAACACCAGAAGAATTTAATAGCATTTGGACAGTTTATATATAAAATATCTTGACTTTAAGTTAAATAAGTCATATAGTACTTATATGAAACAAAAAATTCTAATAATCCTATCAAGTTTGTTTATTTTAACTAATATTACCCATGCCCAAATGAAGTGCTCTATTTGGTCAGAAGATTTTGGTAATGAACAAAATGCAAGAATAAGATCCCTTAAAGAAGAGGAAAGATATTACAAGATTCAATATGATATCTTAAATAAACCATCCGTCTCTCATAGAGATGTTGTTCTCTTAAGACAAGCTACCCATCAACTTGGTTTGACAAAAATAGGTGAGCTTCAAATCACAAGAAATAAATGCTTCACTAGGACAGAAAGACAACCAATGGTCTTTACAAGAATATGTCAATAAGATTTTTAACTTTATTTCTTTTATTATTTTTAAATTTTAAAAGCTATAGCCAAAGCCTGCCTTCTTGTAGAATATTAAATCTCCCAGAGTCTTGTTTTATAAATAGCGTCATAGCTTATGAAAAAGTAAATAAAGAATTAAAAGATTACAATATTTGGTCTAATATTCTTGCTGTTGCTTTTCTTGAAAAAAGGGGCAATTCAGTTTTTCAGGGTGCTCATGCAGTTTGCGTAATAGAATGGCAGAATAGACTTTATGTTTATGACGTAAATAAAGGTACCCTGCCAATGGATAGTGGAGTATATAAAATAAACTATAAAAGTGACGCCAAGGCTCTAGCAACAATACTTTTTCCAGATAAACGTATTATAGATTGTGATTTTTTAAAAGATTAGGCTTGTAATATATAGGTGTAAATATATACATGTTTAAATGTATATTAGGCCTTTCGGCTTTTTTATTAGCAGGTTGTGCCGCATTTTTTTCTGTCAAAGGGATAGCTCTACTCTTTGCTGCAAGTTTTTGGAGCGTTGCAGTTATGGCTGGATCTCTAGAAGTAGCAAAATTAGTATCTGCGTCTTATCTTTACAGACATTGGAAAGATACAATAGCTATTTTAAGAAATTATATGTTGTGTTCCACAGTTTTATTAATGATTATAACAAGTCTAGGAATTTTTGGTTTTCTTTCTGATGCTTTTCAACGCAACTTTTCTCAATATAGTTTAAATTTAAATAAGATCCAATCCCTAAAGTCTCAAGAAGGTTTTATTTCGTCTCAAACAGATTTCAATAGAAGTAAACTTAAAGATCTAATAGATTTACAAAAAACTTATCAAACATCTTTCGATTCAGTCGTAAAGCAAGAGGTAAGTACGACTAAAACTACGCAAGGAGGATTTTTTAGCTCAGATAAAACAGAAAAAGTTATAGATTCTAAACTATTAGACAGTAAAAATAAAATAATAGAAGGCTCTCAAAAAAATATAAATTCTCTTTTCGCTCAAATACAAACTGTCACAATTAACCTTGAAAATTTAGAGAAACAATCAACTAAAATATCTCAAGACATTATGGTTCTTGAAAGCGATAATTCAAAAGGCGAAATTGGTACATTTAAATTTGTCGCCGAAGCTTTTAACTTAAAAATAGAAAATGCAGTTAGGATTTTTATCATTTTAATTATTATAGTCTTTGATCCATTAGCAGTAGCTTTAGTTATTGCTTACAATAGTCTTTCTTCCGACAAAAAACAAACAGTAATACAAATAGAAAAAATTATAGAAAAACCAATAGAAAAAATAAAAGAAGTATTTCACGAATATAAACGCGGCACTAAAAGATCTCACAACCCAGACCTCGCAGATCCAAATTTAATAGATTAAACTTTTAATATATAAATATTTTACATTAAAGATAAAATATAGTGTAAATTATTGGTAATAACTCATGTCTAAAAAACATCGAAAAGAACAAAAAGAGGATAAGTCACCAGTAGTTCCTCAAAGAGATAAGATTCAACAACCCTTGAATATTAGGGATCTCAATTGGACAGAAAATCAAAAAAAGTTCATTCAAACCCTACAAGATAAATCCACTAAGATGGTTTTTTGTAAAGGCCCAGCAGGAACAGCTAAAAGTTTGTTAAGCGTTTATTGTGCTCTTCATGCTATTAATAATAAGAAGGTAGGAGAGATATTTTATATTCGTAATCCTGTGGAAAGTAGCACTCATAATCTAGGATTTCTTAAAGGCGATCTTCATGAAAAATTAGATCCATATTTACAGCCTTTAATGGACAAACTTCATGAGCTTTTACCAAAAGGTCAAGCAGAATTGCTATTAAAACAAGAAAGAGTCAAAGGATTACCATTAGGATTTTTAAGAGGACTTAGCATCAATGCTAGTTATATTATCTGCGACGAAGCCCAGAACTTAAGTATTCATGATCTTTTATTAGTTAGTACTAGAATGGGCAAGTTCAGTAAGTTAATATTTATTGGAGATATTCGTCAATCAGATATCAAGAATAGTGGTTTTGAAAGAATATATCAGCTCTTTGATGACGAAAAAAGCGCAAGCAAAGGTATTGTAACTTTTAAATTCGGCACAAGCGATATTATGAGAAATGATATATTAGCTTATATTATTGAAAAGTTTGAAGAATTGAAATAATTTTGTGTAATATTACCATATGGAAGAGAATATAAAAGAAAATAGTTTCAATAAAAACGTAATTGAAGTTTATACTCAAGAGCCAGGATTTACTGGATATAAAGGTTTAGATTGGAATAGACTAGACGATATTGAAGATCTAGTAAATAAAAATGGTAATTGGATTTCTAATGATGTTGTTGGTACTAGCAGTAATCTTGTTATGTGGGCTAATTCTGATAGAAAAGAACTTTTTGTTCAAAATTTAGGAATAACTCCACTTTATGTTAAATATAGCGATGATGTAGCTGCTAGTGCTACTAATTTTAATTTTATTTTAACTAGTGGATCAGCATTATCAGCTGGAGACGGCGGAAGTTTAAGTGATTTAAATTATACTGGCGAAGTTTACGTTTATTCAACTGATGCTAATTTTATTGCTTGGGAAAGAGGCACAAGTGCTCCAACTGGATTCTGGAAAGATTGTAGAAATGAAACTTGGTATACAAATTATGATAGTTTTAACTGGGTAACTAGCGGCTCATTAGATGGAGGATCTCATGGATCATATGATGGCAATGAAACTATAGGCGTAAATGTTCCAGCATCTGGAAATGCCCAAGCTATTGAATATAAAACTTGTTTTAAAAATGTAGTTGGATATCATATATGGCCTATGCTATCTTGGGACACTCAGCCAATTTATGTAGCAACAGCAGGTCAAGAAAATGATTGTTATGCTAGAATATCTTGGAACGATGTTATTATTTTTGAAATGGTTAATAATAATGTAACAGTTCCTGTAAATGGAAGCATATACTCGGAAAATTTGAATAATGATAGAAGATTTTTAAATGGACAATATGGCGAATTTAGAATTAAATTTGAAACAAAAAATAGTTCTTTAGAATCACAATTGTATTTCCAGAACGATTAAAATTTAAATAAAAACTAGATATTTTGAATAAAAATGCATAATATATATTATGCTAAAAACATACTGTTCAGAATGTGGCGGACCAACAGAATATTCCCTTAATAAGCCTAAATTTTGCAGTAATTGTGGCAATTCTTTCGACAAAAAAATAGCATTACAAGTTTTAAAGCCGAAGAGAACAATATCTAGAGTACAAGAACCGACAGAAGATATAGAGGATATTGACGGAGGTGAAGATATCAATTATGTGCCTGATATTAAAAAAATAGATTATGAATTATCTTTACCTCTGAAAAATAAAGAAACAATTGGCAATTTAGCAGGAACTTCCACAGATTCATCTGACCAAAATTGGCCGAAAATAAAAACTCCTAAAGTCAGCAAAAAAGAGTTTTTAGATAATTTTGCAAAAGAGGCTGGATCCATTAGAGGAAAACTCAATAGGAAACATGGCCCTAAAAATTAAATTTGAAGCTTGTATAGACCAAATCAATACAGAGATTATAAAAAGAAAGCACAAGTGGAATCTTACCGCTATAGCTTGGATGGATTTTAATGATGTGTCACAAATTTTAAGGTTTCATATTTACAAAAAATGGCATTTATATAATCAAGAAAAACCCCTAGCCCCATGGGTTAACACAATAATCAGTAATCAAATTAAAAATTTAATAAGAAATAATTATAGTAATTTTACTAGACCTTGTTTAAAGTGTTCTGCGGCTGATATGGATCATGGTTGCGCTATTTATGGGACGCAATGTAATACTTGTCCTTTATACGCAAATTGGGAAAAAAATAAGAAAAGTGCACATGACACAAAATTGACAGTAAGCATGGAAAACCATTCTCAAGAAATAAATAGTATTCCTAATGAAAATTTAAACATGGAACAAAGCGCAAAAAATATTCATAATAAAATGTCAAAAGTTTTAAAGCCTATAGAATGGAAAATATATAGACATCTTTATATAGAAGGCAAAAATGAAGAGCAAACAGCTAAATTAATGGGTTATAGAACTAGCGAAAAAAATAGAATAGCAGGATATAAGCAAATTAAAAATATAAAAAAATCTATTATAATTAAAGTCAAAAAACATCTATATAATGGGGAGATAGACATAGTATGAGCGAAGACTTTTTTATCCTGTCTGAAGAGCAAAAATTAAAACTATTAAATGAATGGAATAACCGTCCAGATAATCCTCCTTCATTGGCTGAACTAGTTAAAATAGCTTTTGATAGAGAAGATTTAGACGGAAGAAGCAAAGAAGGAAAATCTGTCAAACAATTTTTAGCTTCAAGACAGATTAAACCTAGAAAAAGCCATGAATACGAAGCCAAAGGTCTTATAGAATTAAATAATGAACAAAAAGAATATATAAGTAATAATTGTCATGTTATGACTGGATTAGAAATTGCCAAAATTTTATTTAAAGATGAAACTCTAACAAATCTTTGCCAAGAAAGCAGAAGCGTTTTAGACTACATGAAAAGTATACCTACAAACATAAAATATAATAATAGCGAAAATGAAGAAGCTTCTACTGGAGATTATAAACCGCCTCGTAGTGAAGAAAGAATGATAGCAAAAATTAATAAATATGTTTTAGATGGAATAGACAAAAGCAAGATCACTCATGGTCAAAAAAGAGAAGTCATTGCCATAATAAGCTATATGAATACTCATAGATTTATACATCAAATTAATCTTTATGATAATGAAAGTGATCGCGAACTTTTTGAGAGTAGTTTTGTAAGATATACTTATAATAAAAGTGATTTGACTCAAGAAGAGGTAGACCAATATATCGTACTCTGCACAGAGGTACTTATTTCTTCTAGTATACAACAAACTATTAGCGTATTACAAAATCAAATAGATTTATCACTACAAGATGACGGTAAAATCCCTATGGCATTAGTTGAAGCAAGTAATACGGCTAGAAAAGAGTACAATGATTGTGTAAACAGGCAGCAAAAACTAAATAATGATTTGAAAGTCAAAAGAAGCGAAAAATTAAGTAAACAAGTTAAGGATACGGCTTCTATTATAAATCTTGTGCAGATGTGGAAAGAAGAAGAGAGTAGGGTTAAATTAATTAAAATGGCAGACCTTAAGAAAAAAAGTTTAGAGAAAGAAATAGACAGACTCTCTTCTATGGACGAGATAAAATGCAAAATTTTAGGAATATCAAGAGACGAAATATTAAATGGTTAATTTATGTCAATTATTTGCAAAGTAGATGGAAAAGAATTTAAAGATGAAAAAAGTCTTCATCTTGCGCTCAGGGGTTATGGGTTAAATAAAGAAAAATATTATCATGAATATTATCCTAAAAAAGATTTATTGACTGGTGAAACAATAAATTTTAAAACCAAAGAGCAGTATTTAAATAGTGATTTTAATGATAAAAATAATATGAAAAAATGGCTTAAAAACCAGTCCATAGAAAAAGCTCAAAAATATTGTAAGTCATTATTAGTCAAGCGTAAAGAAGAAAAGAAAATTATATACTCACCAAACCAAGTAGAGTTAAGGACTATTATGAGCCCCTCAGTTATATTCTATAATAAGATTTTTGATGATTATTATGATGTCTGCTCTGAAGTAGGTTTAGAAAATAAGTTCATACATCCTAAAAATATAGCTCACCAATTTCAAAATAAATTGACAATAAGAGACACAATATATGTTGATACCAGAGAACAAAGTTGGCTTAAATTCAATATACCTTTTGAGATTCAGACCCTACCATATGGAGATTATACTTGCTCAAATGATAATTGTAATTGTTATATTGAACGTAAAAGCTTAAGTGATTTCATTAGCACTTTAAGTAGCGGCAATTTAAATAGGTTTAAAAATGAAATAGAAAAAGCTAAAATTAATAATGCGTATATTGTTGTGGTGATAGAAGAAAAACTACAAAATGCTTTGAGCTTTCAATATTTACCTCATATTAGTAAAAAAATTAAAGCTACCCCAGAATTTATATTTCATAACGTTAGATCATTAATACAAGATTATAGTAATTTACAATTTTTATTCGTAGACGGTAGAGAAGAAATGAAAAGAGTTATAGAATCTATATTGGCTTCAAACTGTTTTTACAAAAAGGTAGATCTTCAATTAGCTTATGATCTAAAATTACTATGATATATTGTCCAGATAAATATATAAAAAAAATAAAAGACGTTAATGCCGAACTTATGGAAATGAAAGGTTTTCTTAACGATAAAGAAGCAAAAATATCATTGGCAAAATTTTTAAGAGCAAATATTGGGTTTACTACAGAATTGATAAGTGGTGTTAAGTTGGCTCCATATCAAGAATTACATCTTAAAGCTTTTTTTAATCGTAATTTTAATATGTCTGTTTTTGGTCGTGGTTGTGGCAAGACTTTTACAGCTGCGGTTTTTTGTTTTCTTCAATGTGTATTTGAACCTAATACAAAAATTTTAATTGCTGGCCCTACGTTTAGAACTGCACGATTTATATTTAATAATTTAGAAAAAATAGTTAGTAGTCCAGGAGCAGAATTATTAGCCCAATGCTTTGGCGCAAAATCTAAAAGAAATGATCAATTTGAATGGGAAATAAATGGAGGAAGTATTGTAGCAATTCCTTTAAACGGGGAAAAAATAAGAGGCTTTCGCGCAAATGTATTAGTTTTAGATGAATTTCTTTTACTTCCAGAAGAAATTATTAAAAACGTTCTTATGCCATTCTTAGTCGCACCACAAAATATTAAAGAGCGCATGCAAATTAGAGAATTGGAAGATAAATTAATTGAAGAAGGATCCATGAAAGAGGAAGATAGAATGGTTTTTGCAAACGACAGTAAAATGTTAGCTTTTTCTTCTGCGAGCTATACTTTTGAAAATTTATACAAAGTATATACTGAATGGTCTGAAAAAATAATAAATGATGAAAAAGGAGAAGCATCTTATTTTGTCAGTCAAATAAGTTACGATGCTTTACCAGAGGAAATGATTGACAAGACAATTATAGAAGAAGCCCAATCTGGAGGGGCAAGTCATAGTAGTTTTTTGAGAGAATATTGCGCTAGATTTACTGATGGAAGTGATAGTTATTTTAATGCGAAAAAAATGGAAGAATGTACATTAAAGTATAATGAAAAACCTCATACTCTATTAAAAGGCGAGCCTGGAAAAAAGTATATTCTTGGCATTGATCCAAATATGAGTGATAGTCCTAATGCCGATTATTTTGCTATGGCAATCTTAGAAATAGACGAAGAAAAAAAACATGGTATATTAGTACATACTTATGCAGGACTTGGTAATTTGAAAAATCATGTGGCTTATCTTTCTTACATTATGGATAATTTTAATATAGTTTTAATCATATTAGATAATGCTGGAGCAGATGTATTCACAGCTTCTTGCAATGAATCAGAATTATTCAAAAAACAAAAATTAGAAATTAAAACTTTTGATCTTGATTCTGATTTAGAAGGATTAGATTACGAAATGATGATTAAAAATGCTAGAAAAAAATATAATTTAGAAGATAAAAGAATAGCTTTTAATCAAGTCTTTACAAGTACATTTATTCGTAAAGCTAACGAACATTTACAAGCATGTATTGATTATAAAAAAATATGGTTTGCTAGCAAAACAGCATCAAATGAAGAATTTTTTAACAACGCAGTTAATCGTGGAGCACCAATAGAATTAATAAAGAGCGAAAACAAGAAAGACTGGACAATATTAGATTTTATAGAAGATCAAGACGATTTCATAAATCAAACGAAAAAACAATGTACTCTTGTGGAACATTCTTCTACTAGCAGAGGAAATCAAACTTTTGATTTACCTCAACATTTAAAAAGAAGCACTTCTGCGAATAAAGCCAGAAAAGACAATTATTCAGCTTTAATGCTAGCTAATTGGGGGCTTAAGTGTTATTTAGATATGATGAATATTCCTCAAGTAGAAGAGCAGTGCACTTTTTCCCCTATAATGATCAAATAAATTGGTTATTTTCCTTTATTTTAGTATTATACTTAATATAAGGTGTAATATTTTATATAAAAATGGCTAAAAATTTAAAAAAATACCAAAAACAAGCTAAAAATAACCACAGCGAACCTATTATGGTTTCTTCAGCTTCTGTGTCAGAGGTAAGAGCTTCTACAGAAGGGTCTCCCACCAGAAGAAATCTTTCTTCTAACATCCAAAGAACAGACAAATACAAGAATATTGATGAAGGTTTGATACCTTTTAGGTACTCTACTGGCATAAAGAATGCATCTAATATGAATATTAGAGATGCAGTTATTCTTTGCCAAAAAGCATATTATAATTTCTCTATTTTTAGAAACACAATAGATTTAATGACTGAATTTTCAAATAGTCATATTTATTTTACTGGAGGAAGTCAAAAGTCAAAAGATTTTTTTGAAGCGTTATTTAAAAAAATAAATTTAGCAGATTTTCAAGATCAATTTTTCAGAGAGTACTATAGAAGTGGAAATGTTTTTATATATAGATTTGATACTAAAGTAAAAGACGCTGATATAAATAAAATCACACAAACTTTTGGTTTAAAAACTTCAAAAGCTTCTGTGAGTCTCCCTTCCAGATATATCATATTAAATCCATCAGATATACAAATGGCAGGAAGTATTAATTTTTCGCTAGGAAGATATTATAAAATTATTAGTGATTACGAGTTAGAAAGATTAAAAGCTCCAAAAACAGACGAGGATATTGAAGTTCTTAAAAGCCTACCACGAGAAACGCAAGATTTAATTAAAAATAAAACAGTTGGGATTTTAACTTTGCCTTTAGATCGAGAAAGACTCTGTGCAGTTTTCTACAAGAAACAAGACTACGAACCATTTGCTGTGCCTATGGGATTTCCAGTGCTAGATGATATTAATTGGAAAGCTGAAATGAAAAAAATGGATATGTCTATTACAAGAACAATGCAACAAGCTATTCTTTTGGTAACAATGGGCACAGAACCAGAAAAAGGCGGAGTTAATCAAAAAAACTTAGAAGCGATGCAAAAACTTTTTGAAAATCAAAGCGTAGGAAGAGTACTTATTGCAGATTATACGACCAAAGCACAATTTGTTATCCCTGATATTGGAAATCTTATTGGGCCACAAAAATATGAAGTTGTAGATCGAGATATTCAAATTGGTTTAAATAATATTTTAATTGGAAATGAAAAATTTGCTAACACAAGCATTAAAGTACAAGTTTTCATAGAAAGACTAAAACAAGCTAGAGAATCTTTTATTAATGAATTCTTAGTCCCAGAAATTAGAAGAATTAGTAAGGATCTTGGTTTTAAAAACTATCCAAATCCTCATTTTGAAGATATTGATTTGAAAGACGATTCCCAATATACAAAAGTATACAACAGATTAATGGAATTAGGCATTTTAACTCCAGAAGAAGGTATTAGAGCGATAGAAACTGGAAGGTTGCCGACTCAAGAAGAGTCTGAAGTAGCTCAACAAAAATATAAAGAATTAAAAGATAAAGGCTATTATCAACCATTGATTGGTGGAATGAAACAAGCAGAAGCTGGTAGACCAGATGGATCTAAAGCTCCACAAACCACGAAAAATGTTAAACCAATTGGACAAGGAGAGCAATCAAAAGCCGAAGAGAAGTATAGCTTTAATAAAGTCAAAGAAAATTTAATTCTTGCTCAAAAATTAGAAGAAGAAGTTTTAGCTTTTCTAAGAAAAAAACACAATTTAAGAAAATTAAGCTCTAAACAAAAAGAAATAGGCGAACAAATTACTAAAATTATTATAGCCAACGAAATACCAGAAAATTGGAATTCAAAAATTCAAGATTATATAAATTCTCCAATTGACAAAAACCACGAAATAGTTTCAAGTATTAATTCTGTATCTTATGAGCATCAAATAGATTCTTATTTAGCAAGTATTTTATTTCATAGTAAGGTAAACTAATATGCCAAGCTACATTAGAGTTAAGCAGCTAAATCAAGACGAATTAACACAATTTTTTACTGGAGCAATAAGTCAACAAGAAAGCTTGCTAAATACTATAGTTTTGTCTCAAGCTATGGGACTTACTGGGGACCAAGAAATTAGTGGAGTTAAAACTTTTTCTAATGATTTGGTAGTTGGAAACATTTATTCAACTGGAATTGCGTCGTTTGATATTGATGAAGATAGTAGTTTAGATATTTCTGGTAATTCGATTACATTTGATTCAATGGAAATTACTGGCACACTTCAGTTTCATCCGACAAGTGGAATTAGAATTTATCATAATAATAAATCAAATCCTGCACCAATTTCAATAACAACAGGCAATAAAGTTTTTATCAACGGAAATAGCACTTTTGGAGTTTACAATGCTTATATAGGAGATTCGTACAACGTTATGAATCCCAATAATTTAAGAAATTCTTTTAGCGCACCTGGTTCCTATAACCTTTTGCCTAGTGGTTTACAAAATGATAATATATTAAATCTTTTTCTTGGGACGATAGGTGCAGATGCTGCTCTTTTTGACAAACATGCTACAAAAGTCCATTCTTATGTTATGGTTGATGAAAGGAAGATATTAGGCGAAACTTTTACTTCAAAAAATTATATACCAATAACTGGTGGAATTTACAATGGAAAAGCTCTTAAAAAAATAAAATATGGAACAACAATAGGAAATGGATACACAAGAATTATTTTAAAAGGTTCTGGATTTTGGAGTGATATAAGTCATTTTCCTCATGGTGATGGACACTACTCTCCAGCTATTATCAAGCCAAAAAGTCATCATTTAGAAACATTTTATGATATAACTGTTCCTAGTGGAGGAGGAAAACTAAGACCTTTAAAATTTGAATTGCCATCAAACAAATCAATTCAAGGTCAAGTTTTAAATCTAGCTTTTCATTTTGAAGCAGACAATAATCCTCAAGTTGTTAGTGGATTTTATGTTGGGTATAATGGGGGGAATCTGTCGATGCCTATATATACTGGAGAAATTTTCACTTTAACTGGGGCTAATTATTCATTTTCTCAAAAAGAAAGAATTGTTTGCATCAAACAAGGCAATCGCAAAGAATCTCTATCTAATAACCCTTATGATTCTACCAATCCAAGTTATATTTATAACGCAGGAGAGACTTCGCAAATTCTTTATTATGAAAGATGGTAAAAATAAGTGCTATAACGAGACTCTGCATCACATGCAGGGGCATGAGGACATGTGGCACACACATATTCATGAGGCCTTCTTATCACATGAGGGGTCTCGTTATCGCATTTAAGGAGAACAAAAATGAAAAATGAAAGAATAGAAGCAGATTATATAAAAGCTAAAAATTTAATATCAGAAATTGTAAGTTTGCCAGTAGTATATAATACTGGAGATCAGATAGTAAGTGGAGTTAAAGATTTTGCATCTCGTCCAACCATAAGTGGATCAGAAATCGCTCTTAATGGAGACGCAATTGCATACGCAATTGCTTTAGGATAAAAATGGTGTAATTTAATACAAAATTATGAAACAACCAGTAAATAGCTACACATTCAATCCAACCTTAAAAACTCTTACTTTTAATAACTTAAATGTAAATTTAGATCAAATTCTTTTAATTGTAAATGTTAAATCAGGCACAATTTATTATAATTTTGCTTCAGGACCAAGAATAAAAAGCCTTGCGTATAATGCTCCTTCAACAGTTTTAGTTTTAGCCGACTCAATAAGTACTACTACTGCTTCTTCTTCTGACCCAATGATCATATATTATGATGATCATGCAGATGGTGGAAGCATTGGTTCTTCTACAACTACTATATTTAATAATACATTTTCTGATACTTTAGCTGATACAAATGCAAGTAGAAAACTTCTAACAATTTATAATGATGGTCCTGGAAATTTATATGTTCTCTATGGAGATGGTGCAGAAATCAATAATTTCAGTATAAAACTTAGAATAGGAGATTATTTTGAAATAGAGAAGTATAAAGGACTAGTCACAGCTGTATTTGAAAATGTTGGTGGCGAAGCTTATGTAACGGAGATTTCATAATGGGCTTGTTTCGTTCTGATTTTATATTTACTGGAGATTTAAACGTTTCACTTAGAAACAATAAAACATTTGGAAGATATTCAAATGGAGACACTATTCCAGCAAGTGGAAAAACTACTCCAGAAGTTTTAAAATTAGCTTTGAGCGAGCCTATTCCCCCAACAGTTTCTTTAACATCTAATTCTATTGTAGCATTTAATCAAACTTCTATCAATAATATATTATCAGCTTCAAATACGATAAATAGTTTAAATGCATCTGTCAAGTCTGGTTATATAGAATACAGAAGAGGTTCAAATGTAGATTGGAGCAAAATATTTCAAAATACAAATACAACTTTTGGTGAATCTCATACTTTTACTGATAGCCCTTTCAATGCAAATCCATTTAATTATAGATATATAGTAGAAGATACAGCTGGAGGAATTGGTACTGGAATATTAACAATAACCCCAACTGCTTATGCTAGTCCTACACTTTCAAATGTTTCTATTGGTTCAGACACAGAGTTAGGAAATATCTCTACAACTTTAGGTTGTACAATAAACAGAAATTCTTCTAATGTAAATTTAACTAGTTATCAATTGCAATATCAGTCTGTTATAAATGGAGTCACTTCTGCTTGGACAAACATTGGTACATCTACTTCAATTTCTGGTCCATCCTCTGTTGTTAGTAGAGCTCATAATGATACAAGCTTAATAAATGCTTCAAGTATATCTTATAGAATTCAAATTGTGGACGCATATTCTCAAACTACAATAATAAATTTAGGCACAAGATCATTATCTTATAAAAATTATTTTGGATATAGCGCTAATACAACTTTAACTTTGGCTCAAATTCAAGCTTTAACAAATTCTACTCTATCTAATTCAAAAACTAGAACAATTTCTTCTGTGACGGCCCCTGATGGAAATTATACATATTATTGTTATCCAGCTTCAGAAGGAAATCTAACTTCTGTTCTATTAGATGGAGCTTCTCCAGTTCTAACATCTTTCACAAAGCTAACAAATGTTGCAGGTACCAACACTAATGGAGCGAGTGTAACTTACATAGTATATAAGTCAAATTCTACAAAAGCATTTACTAATATGACTTTGGCATTTAATTAATTATGGCAATTTATAGACCAGATATTTACGAACACAACAATCCTAATAATGCGATTGCAGATGCAAGCTTTGTAAAAGGAGGATCAAGATCTGTTTCTACATTATCCGATTTATACGCCTTAGTTTCAACAAAATCTGATCAACTCAAAGAAAACGTAACAAGAGTTTATGTATCTACTGAAGATAAATTTTATTTATTAAAAAGTCTTGCAACTGCTTCTAGTTCTAACGGGTGGAAATTAGAAAATTATGTTTCTACAACTGGAGCTCAAACAGTAAGTGGAGCAAAAACTTTTACTAATTTGATTACAACAAATCAATTCAAAATGTATGATATAGATGCTTTTGATGTGTCTGGAGTTAATATTAATATTAATGATGGTCAAGTAAATTTTAAAAATCGTCCTTATGTTAATGGAAGTGGGGTGCGCTTACTTGGAGAAGGAACAGATGGAACGGTCAATAACGCAGGAACAACTGCTTTTGATGGAAATAGAAGTATTAAAAGATCAACTTTTCCTTACAATTTAAATGTTGGTGGAACAAATGTTGTAGACTTTTTAGAAAATGCATTTTTTCCTCCTGTGCCAGCTGAAATTTCTTTAAATAGTTATACTCTTAAAGATTCTAATTATGGTTATACAGTCCAAATTGTTGGAAATATAATACAAAATAATGAAACATTTACACTAGGAGCATTAACAGCAAAAAAAGCTGGCACAAATGAAGAAGTATTATTTATATCTAGTCCAAATTATGGTGATTTCAATTATACATCAACAACGACTATAAGCTCTGATACTACTATAGATGTTAGTGCGATTTTTAATAATGGGGTCACAACAAAAACTATTTCTATTAGCAAAGATATAAATTTTGAATATCCATTTTATTATGCTACAGGAGATAGCAATTCATCTTTCAATAATATTCTTTATGTAGACGCAAATCCAGCTTCAAGTTTAAGACCTGGAGTAATTAAAAAATTAGAAGAAAAATCAGATAAAACAATAACTTTTACTCCAACTGGTAATTTTATGTATGCTTTATTTCCTAGTAGTTGGGGAAACGCAACAAGTATTAAAGACCAAAATGGATTAGAAAATATAGGAGGATGGACAAGAGCGCAATCATATCCATACGATGTATGGAAATCTAATAATACTTCAAGTGTATCTAATTTTAGTTTAACCTTTAAATTTATATGAACACAGGAATACAATTAACATTAAATTTTGATCTAAAAGCTCCGCTTCCATTAGATCAAAGATTATCAGTAAATACAACATCAGAATTAAATTCTATTCCTAATCCATATTCTGGGATGCCCGTTTATTCTGCAGATACTCAAACAATATATTATTTAAAAAATATTATAAATGATCAAAAAACTTGGTCTCCTTTTCCATCAGCAGATCAGTTTGTTGGAATTACTGGGGATCAAAGCATTTCTGGAATTAAAAATTTTGATACTTATCCGATGGTAAATGTACTAGGACAGATGAAAAGAGTAATAACTCAAGGAGATCAATCTTTGGGTGCACTTAGCGGTATTCCAAATTTTCCACAAAACGCAGTATATAATGATAATATATTAATGAATTGTAATCCTAGCGGATATTTAACTGGAGATGGATATAGTGGAAATTATGATGGAGGATATTTTTTTGGAAGGACGAAGATAACTCAAAATACAAACAGAATTGTAGAAACTGGGATTGGTAGTAATTTTATTCCAGTAACAGGAACATCAGTAGTAAATGGTACCCCATTTTCAGGAGGATGGAGATGGTTATCATGCAGCAGCGATGCAAAATATATAACAGCTTCTATGGAATATAGCAATCTTTATTCTTCAAATGATTTTGGAAAAACTTGGTATGCAACAGCTAAAAATGTTGAAAATAGAAGCTGGAGAGGAATATCTCTGAGCGCTGATGGTAAATATCAAACCGCTGTCGCCACCCCTCAACAAGGTTTAACTGGGATAGCTGTTGTTTCAAAAGATTATGGTACTTCATGGTCTGTTAAAGTATTAGGAAATTCAGATGCAACAACTGATTTCACTGCAGTCGCTGTTAGCTCTGATGGTAAATATCAGACTATCATTTATAATAATGGTACCTTTGCCCCAGTCTATATTTATAGGTCTAGTGATTATGGAAACAATTTTAGTCAAGTTGGTCCAATCGCCAATTCTGCAGTTAATACAATGCAAAATTTGAGATTTTTAGCAATGAGTAGCGATGGAAGATATCAAACTATTGTTGGGCCTAAATATATTTTAACTTCTTCTGATTATGGTTTGACTTGGAGAGAAGCTCTTAGATCTCCAAATGATTCTTCCACAGGCAATACGCCATTCTTTTCGGTTACAATGAGTACAGATGGAAGATTCCAGGTAGTCGTAACTTCTGGTAATAATAGTAATGATGGAGAAGTTTACATTTCTAATGATTATGGATATACTTGGAAACTTACAAAAAGTTTTGGTAGATTTATGCCATTTACTTCAGTTTCTAATAGTGACCATGGTAGATTATTAGTAATGAGCGCAAAAAATGGGTTTATCTATGTTTCAAATGATTATGGAAATAATTGGAAATTAAAAACTACAAAACAAAATTATACCACTAATCTAACTCAAGCGATTGACGGAACTTCCTTAACTATTAATGTAGCTTCAGTAGTAGGTATTGTGGCAAGAACAACAAATACCATGCCTTCTAGTGGAGCAAGCTTTTTATTAATCGATAACGAAATAGTTCATATAACTTTTGTGAATGGCAATACTCTTACTGTTTCTAGAGGATGGGGAGGAACGACTGCAACCGACCATCCTAATGGAGCACAAGTTATACTTTCAAATCATTGGCATAGATTAGTGATGAGTAATGATGGGAAATATATAATAGCAGCAGATAATAATTATGGAGATCCATCTAATGGAAATACAAAAGGTGGATATCTTTATATTTCTACGGCAGACGAAAAAATTGATGGAAATTTTTATGCAGATAATTTAGTTTATAATGTTGGAGATCAAATTATCAGTGGAACTAAAAACTTTATAAGCCGTCCACAGTTTAATGGGTCGAATCTTGCAACAACTGCTGAAGCAGCGGCAGGAGGAGGAGCAGCTATTACTGATTACGTTAAACTTACGACAGATCAAACTATCGCTGGAACTAAAACGTTTTCTAGCACTATAGCTGGGTCAATTAATGGTAACGCTGCTACGGTGACTAACGGAGTTTATACTGCTGGAACTCAAACTATCGCTGGAACGAAAACATTTTCTGATGGAGTCATTTCAAGCGTAGGTGTTACTGGTACGAATTTAGTTTACAATACTGGAACTCAAACTATCGCTGGAACGAAAACATTTTCTACCACTATAGCTGGGTCAATTAATGGTAACGCTGCTACGGTGACTAACGGAGTTTATACTGCTGGAGATCAAACTATCGCTGGGACGAAAACATTTTCTACCACTATAGCTGGGTCAATTAATGGTAACGCTGCTACTGTGACTAACGGAGTTTATACTGCTGGAGATCAAACTATCGCTGGGACGAAAACATTTTCTACCACTATAGCTGGGTCAATTAATGGTAACGCTGCTACTGTGACTAACGGAGTTTATACTGCTGGAGATCAAACT